GGCAGTACCCCACCAAGACAGAGGTATACAAGGTAAAGTCCGACATCGTTGGAGATAAGAAAAAGTTCGATCTTCTTCCTGCCGATAAGAAACGCTTGCTTGCTGCTGTGTTTGGCCATTATTGTTATGGCATGCATGCATCATTGAACAAAGGTCAAAAGTTCTCATACGTTACCATATTGCGCGATCCCGTGCAACGTGTCTTGTCACTTTACTCATACGTCAAAATATCACAGAAAGGTCATTATCTCGGACCCGTTGCGGGAAAGATGTCGCCCGTTGAGTTTGTCACGAGCGGTGTAACGTGCACCACGGACAATGCCATGGTGAGACAATTGTGTGGTGTCGATCACTTTACTATGCGTGACGGTAAACAGGAACCGTGGAGAGACATGGAGATACCGTTCGGGGGAGTGACCGCTGAACACCTTAAACTGGCGAAGGACAACTTGCGCACTTTTGGGTGCGTGGGTATCTCTGATGAGTTCGACACGTTTCTAGGTTGCATGCGTAAGACGTTTGGGTGGCGTATTCCCGTCTATCGAAACCAGAACGTGTCCCGTTACAAGCCCGAGGTATCCTCTTCCGATATTGACAAAATAAGGAAATCCAATATACTGGATTATGAGCTATACGATTTTGCAAGAACGTTAGCTCTAGGAGAGCAAAAATGAAATTACATTTAGGTTGTGGAATAAAACGCTTGCCAGGTTTTGTCCACATAGATGTCCGACCGGAAACCAAGCCGGACATCGTATCCCTCGCACAATCATTACCCACTATCAGCAACAACTCCGTTCAGGAAATATACTATTGTCACGGGATCGAGCACTTGCGATATGCCGAGGTCCAGCCAGCATTGCGTGAGTGGAGGCGCGTACTCATCCCCGGTGGCGTCCTGAGACTGGCAGTACCAGACTTTGTCGCCTTGGTCGACATCTACGAAAACGCGTACAACGGGGCTACGTTGAAGTCAATCAGGTACGCGATCAATGGTGGTCAAGAGTATCCAGACAATATCCACTACTCGGTTTGGGACTTTTTCACGTTGCAAGACGAGCTAATCAAGGCCGGGTTCAACGAAGTCAAACGGTACGATGCGGGGCAATGGATACGCGGCATGTTTGGTGAAGGGTGCAACTACCGTGATTGGTCCGTTGGCCGTATCGCGCGCTCATTGATTAGCCTGAACGTCACCGCAAGGAAACCGTTATGATCGAAGTGTCTGTAGTTTCAGGTACTTACAATCGCTTACATCCCTATTTGGTGCAGATGGTCGAGTCTGTGCGTAAGTCCGTGGCCGATTTGTCGTACGAAATTATCTTGGTGGACGGCGGCTCAGACGACGGGACGATTGAATGGTGCAAGTCGCAGGATGATGTCACGATCATTGAACAAGGGGAGCTTCTTGGTGGTATCGCCGCATTCAACGCGGGGTGCGAAGCTGCAACGGGGAGATATGTTTGCATCCTCAACGATGACATAGAGGTTGTGGGTGACACGATATATCGTGCGTACCGCTTCTTGGAGAAAAATCCTTATTGCGGCCAGGTGGCGTTTAAGAACAATGTGAAATCTACGGACGCGAAACGCCAGCCCTTGTCCTCTGCGTACGGCTTGATGTACGGTCAATGCTGCCTCACGCCGCGCTGGCTTGGTGATTATGTCGGGTGGTGGGGTGATGAAGGTATGCGGACATACGGCGGCGACACACGCTTGTCCCTCCGTTTATGGGAGTTAGGATACCCGACCTTGCACGTCGACGGTTGCGCGATAGTAGATCATATCGCGCAAGATCAGTTGAGGGCCATAAACTCTGATGACCCATGGAAGCTGGCCCGTGAGAAAGGGTCTATCCACCCGGACCTGGCGATATTTTCCAAGGCATGGACCGGGAGACTGCCGGACCGCAATCATATCATCCCGTCCGTCACACCGGCTGACACGGTGATAGAGAAAGCCTCAAGGGGAAACCTGAAGACACTCCGTTTCAAGGGTATGATGAACGCCAACGATCCCCAGAGAAAGACTATGATAAACCTGTGGGGCACGTTAGGAGAATCGAAGCAGGTTAACCAAAATGCACTGTTGAGGCAAGCCGGTGGGCGCGAGGGATACCAAAAGGCGTTTCTTGATTTGTGCCAATCCGAGCGCCCGGACCTTGTTATCCTACAGGCACAGCATGAGAACAACGTCACTCCCGGCACGGTCCGCCAGTTACGCAAATTGCTTCCATTCACGTTCATTGTCAATTTTGATGGTGACACTCATCCTAAACTCAATCAATTTCACTTCGAGATCGCAAAAGCCGTTCACTTGCAGTGTGTCGTGTCACCTACCTTGTTCCCAAAGTACATAGCCAATGGTGTCGGTGTCGCATATTGGCCTATCGGTGTTGAGGATGACTACTTTGTAGATCGTGACACCGAGTTTGACTACGACGTAACCTTCATGGGCGCTCTATACGGGCATGGAAAGTTCCCCGAGGCAGAAAATAGGGAACAGTCTGTTAAAACCATATCCGAGATGAAACTTGGTGGTGTGAAATTGAGACTCGGCTTATTTGGGACGCACTGGGAGCGGATCGGCCTGAAGGCAACCTATACCGGCGAACGCCATGCGGAGAACGCCAAAATATACTCACGATCCAAGATGGCGCTATCTATTTCCCAGTCGTCAAGCTTGTGGGGTTACTCTTCCGATCGTCTGTACAATATCTGTGCTTCAGGTTGTCCGGCACTCGTGCAACGTTTTGCCGGTATGCGCTCACACGGTTTCGTAGACGGTGAGACGTGTATCGAGTGGAACACGTTCGATGAGATGAAGGAAAAGATCGAATACTATTTGGGTCACGATGACGAGAGGGAAAGAATCGGCAGAAACGGACAAAAACTGGTGAGTGACAGACACAGATGGAATAACAGGATAGACGCGCTGTTAACTATGATAGACCAAATGAGAAAGTGGGGGTAGAGATGGAAAACTTCGACTGGAAGTGGGAGAACGTGATTGTAACTGGTGGTGCCGGGTTTATCGGTTCACATTTGGTCGATCTCCTCATTGAGCGTAAAATGATGGAGAGTGGTGTGTGTGTTGATCCTCCTCTCATCATAGACAATTTGTCTCGTGGTAAGCTTAATAATGTGGACGTTCGTGCTAACATGTTTTACGCTAACATGGAGGAGGGGATAGTCAGACATCTGGACACGTGCGGCTCGATTTTATTTCACCTAGCCGCCAAAGTGACCGGCATACAATATAACATGTTCAACCATCTCGATATGATGAATTCAAATTTGTGTATAAACACTAATTTGAGTAGATTGCTTATGGAGCACAAGCCAAAGTTCCTCGTGTGGGTGTCTACTGCCTGTGTATATCCACACGACGCACCCGTCCCAACACCGGAGTCCTCAGTTACCGTGTGCGATCCAGAACCGACCAACTTTGGGTATGGTGTGGCAAAGTGGGTAGGTGAGCAGCAAGCACGTTATCTGGCCGAAGAGTATGGTATCCCTACGCTGGTCGTTCGTTTCTTTAACGCGTTCGGTCCGCGTGACTATTATGATAATGAAACGTCCCACGTCGCACCGGCACTTATCAGGCGTGTGATGGAAGGTGATAACCCATTGGCCGTGTGGGGGTCTGGGAATCAAACGCGGAGTCTGGTCGACGCGAGGGACATAGCCAAATGCTTGGTGCTACTCGTTGAGAGATTGGTCGGTGACGAGAGTTTCCAGTTTGACGTGGTGAACATAGGGCACAAGACAGAAGTGTCCATCAGGGAATTGGCGCTCACGATAGCCCGTGTTGCCGGGAAACGGGATGTACGTGTAACGTTTGATACATCGCGCCCGGATGGGTACGAACGCCGTGCTGCAGACACGACGAAGCTCATTAGTTTGATCGGTACATGCCCGGACACGCCATTGGTGGATACGTTGAGTGACATGGTCGAGGACTATATCAGGCAGAAAGAAGAAGGGCTTATCTCATGAATCATCAAATTTCAATCATCGTTCCGGTCCGTGCCACGTCAACCAATCACGTATTGTGGCTTGGTGAGGCGTTACGTTCTGTTTCAGAGCAGACAATGCCGGATGTCTTTGAGGTAATTGTCGTGGATGATCACTCCTCAATTGACGTTGAGTCCGAAGTGAAAAACTGGCACGGTGTCGGTTTCGCAAAGGCGGAAAAGTACGGTGTAGAGGGTGTATCCGGCGCACGCAACCTTGCCGTTGAGATTGCACGCTGCGATCTTGTTCTCCCTCTAGACGCGGATGACAAATTAGCTCCAAACGCTGTTGAGAAATTCTTGTGGGCGTGGTACCACGGTGGTAAGGAACAGGGTATTGTGTATTCTGATTTGGTCATGTTCGGTCGGGATTACCAACAGGTATACCATGCCCCCGAGTACAATTTTAATGTCTTGCTCCATCACAACTTTATGTGCGTGGGGTGCCTGATGAAAAAATCAGACATCAAACGTGCGGGTGGATGGAACCCACACATGGACATCGGATACGAAGACTGGGAGTTATTTATCACACTTGGAGAACTGGGCGTTTGCGGGTTTCACGTGTCGGACACTTTGTACTGGTACAGGCGCAATCAAGCCGGTAGATTGGCGAACATCAAGGCGCACGGCGCTGTCCGTGAGCTTGAAGCAAAAAACCGTATGCGTGATTTGCATGCGGAATCTTATAACGGGAGGTTTACAATGGGATGCTGTAGCGAACCCAAGAAGGCAAGAAAGCCTATATCAAAGTCGCGTGTCGTTCCCGTGGATTCAGAGAAGGTACAGATCGAATATACCGGACGGTTAAATGGTAGCTTTAACGCTACCGCTAAACCATCCGGCACCACTTACTATATTCCAGGTCCGGGTGCTTTGGTCGAAGGGCCAAATGCTGTGCCTGGTGTGTACAAACAGGATGCGCCGTGGTTCACGAGACTTCACCAGGGGCGTGACTTCAGGGTCATACCCCCCAAGAGACAACCGGCGAAACCGGCACGTAGGCAAGCAGCGCCAGCTACGAAACCGGCCCCGAAAAAACCGGCCAAGCCGACTAAGACGGTTGCCATGAATCCAAATCTGGCAGTCGATCAGGTATCCCCTGTGGAGTCTTACGCGCCGGACCCGGCCAACTTCACCGTCAAACAGCTTATCGCAATTCCTGTCTCCCCAACCGAGGCGGAGGCGATGCTTGAGATGGAATCAGGCGGGAAGAACCGTAAGACTGTCATTGCGCACTTGCAGTCGATCATATCAGGTAAGTAACGTGAAGACGGTAGACGGCAATGAAATAACACACGATGGTAAGTACACCGTGTCCGGGTGGTGGGAGGCGTACATTGCCTCCCACCAAGTCAAGTTCAAGCCCGAACTGTTTGCCCAGTTCGTTGGCAAGGACGAACTGGTATTTGACATCGGCGCGAACCGTGGTGGCATGACGTGGGCTTTTCGCCAGCTTGGCGCTAACGTTATCGCTGTTGAACCGTTACATCAGATTGTACCGGACCGCGTAAAAGAGTTCCATTATATGTTTGCCGGTGATGACCACGTAATGTTGCTCCCGATAGCTGTATCCCCCGACCCGGAAGTCACGCTCACCATGCCGAACATTGGCAGTCCTCATTGGATCGTCACAACAGCTTCGCAGAAGTGGGTGAAGCAGTCTGCACACAAGCATTTGTACTCAAAGTCCGTGGTAAAAAAGGTGGTTCAGGCTATCACGCTTGATGATCTTGTTGAGAAGTTCGGGTTGCCACGCTTCATCAAAGTTGACGTTGAGGGCTATGATGGGGAAGTCATATCCACTCTCCATCATCCTGTACCTGCTTTGAACATGGAATTTCACAAAGACTGGCTTTGGAACAACTGGGCGGCAATCAGGCACCTAGTCACAATCGGGTCGTATGAATATAACTACGTTCTGGATAACCGGGGTGACATGGTCCTACAAGATTGGGTCGATGGAAGCACCCTTATGCGTGTGATGGAATCGAACTTGACCGAATCCGGCAAGGGATCATGGGGAGACATCTATGCAAGACTCAAACACTGAAGTTCTGTTCCTATTTTTGAGGCTTGCCGTTGGCCTATTGTCAACCTGGCGAATCTCTGTTATACTGTGGTATGAGCGTGGGTTGTACGGTGTTGTAGCCGATCTTAGAGATTATGTCTACCATAGATCGTTGCCGACAATGAAAGAATGCGCGGAAGACCATGGTGAGTTCTATCTCGAACATGACATTTTCTTTGAAATTGTACACTCGCAATTATCATGCCTCTGGTGTGTGTCTTTGTGGGTGGGCATCATCGTCACGGGAATTTGTCTTACTAGAGCATGGTTGTTCTTGATCCCGTTTGCTCTTAGTGGGGGGGCGATGATCCTATCGGGGGGAAGTAGGACCATCTGGCGTGCTACGACTGATGCAGGAGAGCGAAGGAATGATGACTAGATGGCACGAGCAACGACTCCAACACTTTTACCTCTTGACCTATGGGCTTGGCACATGGCGATCAACCCGTGTGCCTGGAACCAAGTTGTAAACCCTGAAAAGCCATATCCAACACATTGCCGTGCTACCTGGGTCCAGTACGGGTGGTATGACTATGAGAAAGGTCTAATCGTTGGACGTGAGGACATAGCTTCTGCTATTGCAACTGCAGAGGAGATGTTATCACACGCACTCGCTTTCCCGATTGCTCCAACTTATGTAAACTCCGACGAGGTTCTGTGGATATACCCCCGATCGAGTGCGAGTTTGATCCTACCCACGCTGACCACAAACAATGGCTACGTTCTGGAACCCGGACGTGAGGCGTTCACCGAGGTCGCTTTATTCGCTCCCGTGGTTTACACCGATCGTGATGGAGATGGTGTGAACGACACGGCGACGATTACTATCACAGCCGCGCAACTTGCCACGGCAGGTGCGTCCTGGTACGAACTGGCCGTGTACTACCCTGAACCATACCTTGATTTTTATTTATTCGGCATGGACGATACGCAACGTATTCGACCGCTGAAAATCGTACTCAATCCAACTACGGGTGCCGTGACAATCTCTGGGAACCGCTGCCAGTTCGTGCGCCCAGACCTGTGGTTGAACGACAACGATATACGGCAAGACTTGGACACTAATTTCGTGTCTTATGTCAATGTATATCGTCGCTACACCGACCCATCCCAACAAGCACAGATCGTGTACCGTACGGGGGTCGGGTCGTGCGGGGAAGGTGCGTGTGCGGAGTCGTGCCAAGCAGCGTGCATGCAAGTTACGGATAAGCGGCTTGGTGAGGTCAAGGTTTCACCGGCCACTTATTCATCTGGATCGTTCATACCGGCATCATTCACAGACACCCCCCATGCTGTTCGCCTATGGTACTTAGCCGGGTATCATCGCCAGCGTAACGGGTTTGCAAAGTGGATCGAGGCCGACTGGATGGAACCACGATTAGCAAAGGCTATCGTGGCCCTGTCCCTGGCAGACATCCCCGACAACATTTGTGGTTGCTCCCAGACCCGGCAACTATACGCACAGTGGACCGAGGAAATGCCAATAGACAACCTCAATGCGGCTATGGCACAACAGTATTTTGGCTACGTGACACGTGGCAGTATCTTTGCCGCAAACGTAGTCGAAAGCCTTAATCCTATCGTTGGGGTTGGAAATGTTTAAGAACTTAGGAGGTCTATAATGGAAACTCAACACACAGGGAAAGGTCAAGCGTTTTATCAGGTTGACCCCCTGCAACCTTACTCTCTCTTGACCGCGACCGGGGTAGGTACTGTCACGATCCCACGCAGGGCACAGGAACCTGACTACATGCCATCAGCATACGTGGGCCAGTTCAAAGCGGTCGATCTCATAGAGGGCGACTTGCCACTTGTCACAGCGAACCTGTCCCGGCCTTTGATGGAAGTGTACAATGCACTTGTAGAACTTAACTGCCGGTTCAACCTGCGCGTGAATATGTCGTGCGGTGGTTTGCGTGCGGTGGAAGAAAACTATGAAATATCCATTGTCTTGATCCAATCGTTGTTCTCAAGTGGAGAGATCAACGAGATGGCCATCGTTAAACCAGGAGACAACAAACGCTCTGAGACATCCGGGTCAGCGAGTGCTATAGCCTGGTCGTTCATCAGGAAACTGACTGCACAACGCCAGAAAATATCTGTCACGCGTGCGGTCAACGACATCTCGTTTCTACCTGCGCAATGCTACAGCAAGTGTAGCATCTACCGTGGCAAGGGTCACGTTGGCTATGCGGTCTTGGACACTGACTACATCGGGGTATACGGTGACACGGTGCTGAAGACGACGGACTATGGGTCAAACTGGAATCCAACCGGGACACACCCATTTAACACACTCGGGCGCAATGCCCAATGTGTTATGGCGGTCCCGACCGGAGGCTATACACACCGTGTTCTAATAGGGGGTGGCCCATCACCGGCCACTTACCCAGAGATCGCATACTCTGACGGTACCCGCGTGACAGGTGGTACTGTGTGGACGAACGTGAACCCGGCTGCAAGCGCCGGTCATGGCGGACTCGGGATCAATGCGTTCGCCATGGACTTTATCGGTACCGTCTACGCTGCTGCTGACAACGGACGTATCTATCGCTCGAAGAACGTCGGGAACACGTGGGACGTATCCGAGAATGGAAACGAGACGCTAGAGGATTTGAACGACATCACGTTCTACGGCACGCGTGGTTATGCCGTGGGAGACTCGAACGTTGTCCTGGTCAAGCTGGCAGACTCGGAAGACTGGAACCAAGTCGATGGACCGAAAGCCGGGGTAAACCTCGTTTCTGTAGAGGTCAATTATCTTGGTTTTGTGTTCGTCGGTACGTCCGGTGGTGAGGTTTATCGTTCGTTCGATGGTGGTGATTCGTGGGAGTTAATCTCCGACAACATTCCAGCAATCGGGAACATCGCCAAGATCAAGAAAGACCCGTACACCGAGTACGGTATGTATCTCGTCCACAACGACGCCGGGTCTAACGGTACCGTGTACCGTTCCTTAGACGGTGGTGTCACGTGGAACCCAGAGAACATGATAGCGTTACCAAACAATGGCTTGAACGGCCTATTCGTCGTGGACATGAACCAAGCGTTCGTGTGCGGCGAACTTGTTGCAGGAACCGGCCTAATCGGTCGTTTCAGCTCACAGGCATAAGCCTACATACAATTCTATTAAAAGGAGAGCAATTTCAATGTATAAACACAAAAATTTCTTAGTAGAACAACTCGATGACGGGACAGAGGTTTTGATACGTCCTCTCACTCCCTATGTCCAGAATGCACTGAGTAAACGCGTTCAAGACAAACTGCCGCCAAAGCCTACCATGCCCGTTCGTGAAGTAAAGAACGCGGGGGGCGGTATCGAGACTATCCCGGTTGAAAAAGACGAACCTGAGTATATCGCGTGGATCGAGAACTTGAAAAATTGGATAGAGGAGAAGTCGAAGATCGAGGACGACTTGCGCTATGATAACCTTGTCGCAACGCTCGATTACTCTATCGTGGCATGGCGGCGCGGCAACGCGATAATCCGCTTCGTGCGCCGCCTGTTCCCTCTTTCTATATTCTGGAAAAAGCTTTCATTGTGGTGGCACTATGACATCCCGTCTGACTGGGTGCCGCACCCATTAGAAATTGAGGGTAAGTCGAACGATTGGACCATGCGTGAGTTCTACATCGTAAGCCAGTTGTTAAACGATCCATCGGATAACAACCTTTCTACCGTCGCATCTGCTGCGTGGGGATACAGGGAACCTGTCACCGAGGAGGAAATAGCGCACCAACGCGCCGGGTTTCAGGACGGTGGTTGGGACGGACAGGACACCGTTGGAGGAGGCAATTAAATGGTTTGAGGGTGCTCTTGAAGTCGAATCGTCCGAGTACGATTTGTACGCAAGTACAGCACTAGACGAGAGCAGGGCTATGATGCTTTGCTCTATGTCGCCGGATGATTGGTGTGAAACAAGTAGAGAAGCGAGGGCGCACGCGACCGCCATCGTCATCGAGGAGCGTAGGATAAATTACTATTTCGGCCTATTGAACGAATACAAAATTCTGTCCAAGCAAGGTAAACTATGAGCGAGGAAATTAAAGACTCTATAGGCATGTCAGCCAGGTTTGATGAATCTGATTGGCGTAACGGTGTCAACCGTTACGTCAGCGACTTGGACCGTGCGAACAAAGAGACTGCAAAAGCCGCAAACGACATGGCGGCAAGCATGAAAAAGGTCACTTCTGCGTCCGGGTCTGTCAAGGGTCCGGCTGATATGGCACGTCAAATGCGCGAGCAGGGCTTGTCCATAAAAGAGATTTCAGGTGTCATGTCGCAATCTGAGGAGGACGTTCGTAGGTTCCTCGGGCTTATGGACGAAGTCGGAGAGTCGGTGTCTAGTGTCGCTGGCAGTGCGAAGGAATGGGACCGGGTAGGGGAATCAGTAGAGAAGGCTACTGAAAGTGTGAAGAAATGGGAGGGTGCCAGGGCGAAAGGGCCAGAAGACGTCGCGCGGCAAATGAAAGACCTTGGCTTGAGCGCCGAGGAAATATCTTTTGCCATGAAGAGAAATATAGACGAAGTGAACTCGTGGCTTAGTGCTACCAGTTCAATGCAATCGTCTCTTGGCGGTGCGTCGAACGCAAGCGACCGTTTAGCAAAAATACAAAAAGACCTGACCGAATCCGTTGGAGAAACCGGGGAGAAAACCAGTAGAACAACCGGGTACATAGACCGTTTCTTAAAACGCCTCGTGTTGTGGGCGACTGTTGGCGCTGTAGTCAATTCTATCATAAGCAAGATCACCCAGACGCTAAAAGAAAATATCAAGCGGCTGTACGAGAACACAGAGGAATACAAAAGCCTGAACAAAGAGATGGACAAGCTCGGGCTTGTGTTCACAGCGGTTATAGCCCCGTCTGGACAATTCCTTGGTATCATGGACTTTTTGGCCCAGGCGGCAAAGGCAGGGGCAGAAGTAATGGCCCTGTTCGGCGCTCATGTTTGGGCCTCCATTGACGCCGTGGTCAACCTGAACCTTGCCATGCTTGACCTAGTTGACGCCTTTGTTATGGCTGATCCAGAAGGTTTTGGGGAAGCATGGGCAGAGATAGATCGCCAGTTGTCCGGTGGCATGGCTACTGACTTGTTACAGAAACGGGCAGAATACCTGAAGCAATTTGCTGACGTGATGGCGCTTGCCGGTGATGAAGCAGTCGACTGGGGCAAAGCGGAACAAGACCTGGCTAAAATCCTGGCCGCAAACGACGAAGCTTTGGAAAGGCATACCGAGAAACTACGCGAGATCACGGACGACTATTACAATACCATTGTCGACGCCATGTACGACGCGATGGATAAACAGGCTGAGATCGAACAAGACCTTGCGGACAAGATAACTGACATACGTGCCGATGCCTCAGATGACATAGAGGACACCATCGCCAAGCATAACAAGAAAGTCAAGGAGATGGAGGACAAACGACGCAGCGATGACGCTAACGCCGAGGCACGCCACCATCTTGACATGGAGTTCCGCCGTCGTCGCCACCAGTTGTCCATGATTCAGAACGATCGTATGTACCAGGCCCGTCGTCGCCGCTTGGTGGGCGAAGGTGATGTACTCGCCATCGAGGAGTTAGACGAGAACTACAAGCTGCAACGCCAAGCACAAGAAGAGAACTTTCAGCTTCAAATGGAACAAGCTGAAGCAATGTACCGCTTGCAAGCCAAGATACAAGAAGAGAGCATGCGGCGGCAGATGCAAATCCTACAACAAACGTTGCACGAACAAATTGCCGAGATTGCACAGGGGCGTGACGATAGAATAGCGGCGGCGCGGGAAGCGGCGGAGGAGGAAAAGGCAGAGAACGCAAGGGCGTATGCCGAGAAACAGCTCCAAGCAGAGGCGGCACGCAAGTCTGCGCTAGAGGATGAAAAACGTGCTCATCAAGACCGTCTCGACGCGATAGCGGAGCAGTTGCGGTCGTTTGCAAACCGATATGGGCTTGAGTATGACCAGATCGACAGCATTGTCAACCAGCATTGGGGTGAGGGGTCCGTGATGGACAATGCTGTCAAGGGGGCATTCGATCGCTGGAATGCGTACGCTGCTCAATCAGCCGCCTATATCCGATCGGTTATGTCAAGTGCGATGTCGATGTCCTACGGTGGTTACGTTCCAACGGCACAGGGACGGGCTGTACGTCCGCCTGGTTCTGGTGGGCCTCCATCGCAGGGACACACACCCGCGAAACCGAAACTGCACCCAGGGCTTCAGTTTGGTGGTAATCGTTATGTCAATGAACCGTCTTTAATCCCGGTCGGTGAAGGACGGCCAGAGCGCATATCCGCTCAACCGATGTATCCCGGTAACATATCCATGTCAATCTCGTGGCGTGGTAGCCCGATCCAGGTTGAGGGGTCGGGTTCGCTCGGTGGGATGGACATGACCGATCTCGGCAACCAGCTTACGATTGCGATTGCTTCTAGGTTAAAGCGGCAGTTTGATTACCAATTTTCTACCAAGGGTAGATAGCAAAGGTAAGTGACGATGACATATCAAGGCGCGCATGCGATCAACGGGCAACAAGTGACAGCACCAGACGAGGAGGTTTGGCAAGACATTAACCTCGGTGATGCTGCCGATGGCCTAGAACGCCGTAGCCCTTACAAGATGCTGGAATGGCGGAAGCGGGTCGGCGGACCCGCGAACCTGGATTGGTTCGACTTTGACAACCAACGGTTATCGTCTATCAAGACACGTTCCAAGGGTAGCTTGAAAGAATGGACGATATACGATACTGACGTGACATGCAAGTCTGTTTCATTTAGGCAAACTCATGATACCGGAAACGAGATCGTAGCCACGTTCCTGATCTACGTAGGGTAAGGTGATATGGCGACAGCACCGTTTTCTGATTTATTAGAAGAGCAATTGAAGGAACCGGCCCAAGGTGCCAGGTTTCACGTAGAGTCCGGCTTCGTTGTCAACCCGCAAGCGTTTTGTTGTGTGTCTGGGACGACGGTTGGCGTAGACAAAGACCCGGTCCCTATACTCGCTCTCAGTACCCGTAGGGCGTGCACGGGTGTCCCGGTCACGGCTGACTATTCTCATTCCTGGTCGCCAAGTTCGACTATAAACACGTGGGAGGTTGACTGGGGTGATGGCAACATATCAAACGGCGCATGGCCCGGTGCCGGTTCGGTCGCCCATCCTCTCGGTGGGTACGTGTTACCGGCTACGTATACGGTCGTACTCACCGTGACCGATCTATTGGGTGCTACCGGGTCTGTGGAAGTCCAAATAGAGGCTGTGGATTGTGCGGCATTTGGGTTTCCGATCTTTTGTGCTTGCATGGCGTCTGGTGCTTGGTACTCCCCTGATGGTGGCCTGAACTGGCACAGTGCCGGGTTGGATAACGTGGTCATTTACGACATGAAAGCCTCATGGTTCACGGGTGCCATCTATTACGATGATGGAACGATAGATACGTCTACGGTTGAGTTATTCGCTGCTACAGAAGACGGTTTCTACCGCACGGCAAACGGGGGGCAGGACTGGGAGTTAATCGAGCTAGAACAACCCGCCGGTACCGTTTCGTTCACCACGCGTTGTGTAAGCCCGTCTAAGATTAACCAATATGATGTGTTCGTTGTCGTAGACGCCACGATAGGAATAGAGGACTTTGTTCTTCTCTACCGGGTCAATTTCGAGGATTATGATACGAACGGCTACCCTCTGTTTTCTTACTGGACCTATGCCGCCGCTGCTGCTAACGACTGGGACGATGTATTGGGCCAGGATATTGCGCCGGATGAGACAAGGGCGATCACGACCAATCCAGCCGGTACCATCGTGTACTGCACTATTGGCCCGAACATACTTGGTGAATATGCGATATATGAACGTGTTGGAGCAGGTCTACCGTCTTTGATCGGAACCTTCAATGGTGAGGTTCGCACAATGACGATGAACGCTGCAGGTACGATTTTGTTTGTAGGCGGCTATTTCACAACGGTCGACCCTGGTGGTGGGCCTATAGCTGCTGATGCTGTGGCACAATACGTCGTGGCAACGACAACGTGGTCGCAGGTCGGGGCGGTTGTGTGGCCCGGTGCCAGTCCAAACGGGCGCGTCAATCAGCTTGTGTGGGGGTCAGATGGAAACCTGTACGCAACGGGTTGGTTTAACCTCCTAGGTCACGTGGCGTATTGGGACGGGTTCAATTGGAGTCAGCTCGGTGGAGGACTGGGTGATGAAGGTCGCGCCATTGTGTGTGACTCGACGTGTACGAATATATTTGTTGGGGGGTTGTTCAGGACGGTTGAGGGTGGCGTCGTGAATGCTAGGCGTGTAGCCGTGTACCGTGGCGCTGCCTGGGGTCCACTAGGGGGCGGCCTGAATAGTACGTGCTTTGCACTTGCAATCACGCCTGATGATAGATACGTTATCTGCGGTGGCGATTTCGATAGTCCGGGTAGTTGTATAGCCAAGTGGGATGATAACTTGTCCAAGTGGGAACAAATGGGGTTAGGGATTGGATATGGCGAGTTAATAGCTACGTCCGTGTTATCTATTACCATAGATGGCCTTGGCCGTATATGGGTCGGTGGTACGTACACCAAAGCGGGGGCGGAGACGGCAAATAACATATCCTATTATCTCGATGGGTGGAATGTGATCGGTGAATATCCAAACACGGGAACAGACGGTAACACTATCTACGAAGTTCATTACAACGAGACGACACACGAGGTTTTCATTGTAGGTGATTTTACTACGGTCGGTGGCGATGCCGGTGAGAAATGCCGTCGTAAGTTCGCGTCCTATGCGAACTATGTCCTGGCGGCGGAGGGATATTCTGTCCTGGTGGATTCGGATACCGGCGGCAACTATATATTTCTCGGTGTCCTAGATGGGTCTAACAACCCGGTCATTCTCCGTATATCTCAGGACATGTACAACGGTATCTTGTCTGAGATATTGTATAGCCCCGGTGCCGGAACGTGGGGTGGACCCACGTGTGATTGGAATTATCCAGACATCGTGTGGTTCTACGGTGATTTTGGCAATGTCAAGATCGTCGGGTCCGAGGACTTTGGTGATACGCTGGCAGACTTCACAGATGGGACATGGGGCGCGGGTGAACTTGTGCGACCGCTTATGGTGTCGTCGTTTGACCCGTTCGACATCGTAGCCGTCTTGAACGTTGCCGGTGAGACTTGGCGTTCGTTCGATGCTGCGTATAATTGGACTCAGATCGGTGGTGCTACACCATTCAACGCTCAATGCGGTGTTCGTGATTGGTTCAACCACGACACAGCCTACATCGGCGGCAACGTTGCCAACGCGGATAACGTTGAACTTAGCATTTATACGGGAGATACTTGGCTAGACCGATCTATCCCGATCGTAGCTAACATATCGTCAATAATAATCTTATGACAGACATCACGAGTGTTTTTAGAACGATAGATGAGATCAACGGCTCGATAGACCGTGGCGGGTGGATGGCCACGATGTCTGCCTTGCGTGATACGGACGTTGTCGAGCAAAACCAACGCATTGACATCACGTGGGCACCCGCCCTTGGTTCCAATCCACCATCGGGGTACCGTAGCGCGCTGTCTGGTTATGTCAACTTGTTACGCAAAACGGCTGACCGTGTAGGTAGTCAACTTGACATAAACATACGCACCACGGACGGTTTTCTCGAAAATGATTGGTTGCAGGGTATCTCTTTCGCTGAAGTCGACGCGCGTGCAAATTACCACGAGTTCTCCGACGATGCAACCGAGTGTCCCACAGAGGATATGGGACACACGCTCACGATGGGTAAGATTGTCAAGCATATCCTTGGTTACTACGACACGTGTAATGACATCGGGCCTAACTACGTCGCGCACACGAATCATGTATTTCACCCGACTCAAAACCCAACGGGGTGGATTTCACTCGATCACGTAGAGGATTCCAAATGGTCGGTGGGAAACACGGGCGGCTCGATGGCGGTTTCAATCTACATCGTCAGAGAGACGGACAATCTATGGTCGCGTCTACAGGAGATAGCGGCAAATGAATTTTTCTCCATCTACTTTGACAAGACGGATACCCTTCATTATCACCGACATCCGATGTACAACACCGTGCTCCCAGACACCGTCATGACGTTTGACGAAAGATTCATGTTAACCCCCGTTGAGATTGTACCGAGGTACAGAGAGCGCGTGCGCCAGGTTAAACTACATGCAGTAACAGACGGCGGGTCGACGTTGCACTCATATTATCCTTCATCGCCCACGTATGTATATGGACGCGTAGAGGATAGGGACCGCATACGCTGTAATTCACAGGACACGTTAGACGACTGGGCGGAACGGTTGTACAAGTTCCTCAATCGTGACTATACTGTTCAATGGGAAGCTCCCGGTTGTTGCGGGTTGCTATTTGAACTCCTTGACCGTGTCCAGGTCACGTATGCTGGCACTTCCGCGAACGGCCTTGACGTGAACTGGTCAGAGAAAAAGTTTTGGATTCACGAGATTAGTGTACGTCCAAATGCCGGGTTATCAGGTAAAACTACGTTTACCTTGGAGGCCGAAAACGTATGAAGCGTATCCGTCTCAGCCCAAGCGCAAACGAGCAGCTAGACGCTGTAGTCCAGTCGATCATAGACAGGTTGCCCCTAATTATCGGCACGTCTGAGGTATATTCAGGATGCACGGTCACGTCTATGGGCAGTGGGTCATCCCTACCGAGGCACATTTCTGTCCGGGTGAACGATTACATCCAACAGGTGTTGTGGCGTGGGTACCCGGCTGTAGGCGTCGGTGATGAAGTGTCCGTGTTCCATTTCCGTGAGGGGAACCGTTACGAGATTTTATCCGTCAGTGGGAGCGGGGGGTATCAGGAAACGGGCGCTATCCTTCGGTCCGTGTGGGTGTTTGACGTATCCGAGACTGTTATCATTGGACCATACGCCACGATCAATGCGGCGCTCGGCTATGCTTCTCTCACGTCCGGTGACTACGTCCTGTGTGGTTGTGGTGAGTATGATGAAGAGGTCACTTTGGTTGACGGTGTCATCATTACTGAGATCGTGCCCGGAACCGTCATTATAAACAGCACGGCCACGGACACGGCGGTTGTTGCTGCAGATGGGGGGTACATCCAAGTTAAGGAGATACGGTGCACTCGCTCGGGCACGGACAATGCCTACGGTGTCGACGTGGACGGTCTTGCCACGGGTGAAGAGTGTACGATTATAGCGGAGCTAATTCGGGCAGAGAACCAAACCGCAGATACGGGGGCTGAAGTAGTCGGTGTCGTGAGTGGTGGGAGCGGGGAAGGGACCACGTACATACACGCCAACATAGAGGCTTTCGGAAACGGTTCTAACCCGTTTGCAATCGTGGCCGGTATCTTGATAGACCTGGACACCGTGCGTGTGTGGGGTGACGTGAGTGCAGAAAATACCGGGTCTTCTCCCGGCAATTGCGCCGGTGTCGGGGCGTTTGCCAACGATGGCGCTATCTATATACACGGTGATGTCAAGTCCACTGGAAGCGATGGGTGTGTCGGCGCTGCTTACGTTGGGCACCTTGAGGTCCGGGGAGATGTTATCGTTTATACACCAAATGCTTCGGCACTGTGCGCCGGTATTTACAATTGTAACTACGTGTCACACATAGGGAACATATACGCGTACGGCGACGGGTCGTCCGTCTCTGTTTACGGTGTGTACTGTGATGTGGGTGCCTTGGATGGGTATTATCTGCGCGGTGAGTACAAGGCTGAATCGGCTCACGCCACAGCCGTTGAGACGATCGGTATTTTATCTGCCAGCACTACCTCTATCCAAATCAGTGGAGACGCTATCGGAACGGGAACGGGGGGTGACAGATACGGTGTATTCTCTGATGGTGGAGACGTGGTGATGCTGGCCGGGTATAGTTACGGTGACACGTTGGACTTGCGTGAGGATACGGGGTCTTTGTCTGTGTTCATGGTGGAATACTCTACCTACACCGGGACAATCACGTCGTACTATCCGTTGCCTGATAATGGGTGGATCGGACTGGCCGGTGGGGCAGGTGCCAGGTTTGAGTTCAACGATAGCGCGCCGGACGACGTCGTATTGCAAGACGGTATACTTACCTTGTCTAACACAGGGTTGCACTTACTGGATACGGATAGCAGTCACGATTTAATCATAAAGCCCGGATCGGACCTGACAGCCGATCGGACTTTGACAATCATCACTGGTGATTCTGACCGATCTATCACGTTTGCAAACTCCGGCACGGTCGCTCTGGGTGCCGGTACGTTGTCTGTGTCTTCGATCAATGATGCAACCCTGGCAACCCATACGCACCAGATAACAACGAGCAGCAACCCTGGCGCGGCGGCTTCTATCCTGGCTACAGACGCCAGTGGATACATACGCGTGACCGGGTTTGGTATCAATGCAAGTGCAACGAGCACCGTTGCATTTAATATGTACAAGTCTCTGACAATGGCCGCAGCGGCAGTGCACACGGCAGCGAGTTATAACATCCGTGCTTACGGCGATGCTGCAGGAACGTCTATATTACGTGGTACCTCGTTCATAGCTGATCTACGGGGGTCGAACGATATAGCCGAGGGTACCGCTTTTCAGTGCGATACCTACAACCAAATGGACGGCGGAACGACATTGACGTATCAGCTTGGATGTATATCCACAATCAGAGTATACTCGGCAGCAGATACTACCCAGGCCACGTCGTACCGTGCCACGGCGAGACTGGTTAGTACAGGCGACATCACGTCATATTGGGCAGGGTTTGAAGCGTATCCCGTCACGTTTAGTTCAACGGGTGCGATAGGAAACGTATATGGGGTATACATCCGTAACCTTGGAAACGCGTTGATAACAACCAATTACGGTATCTACATTGACAACCAGTCCGGGTCTGGTAGCGATTACGCCATATACACAAACACAGGCCCGGTGTCTCTTGGGGATGTGTTACTTTTGCGTTCGATAAAGTCCGGTGCGACACAAGCGGCAGCGGGTGCTGCTGCTAACGAGGTATGGAAGACGAGCAGTCATGCCACGCTGCCGGACAATGTACTCATGATAGGTGTATGATGGGAGAGAAACCAGGAGGAAAACAATGTCGTTAGTAGTAACTGTGCTTAATGGTAACGCCAGTATGGTTTGGAGTGTAGTAGGCCCGTCTGCAAAGATTATAGACACACTGGACGATGCTGGAAAGTTCTGGTACGATCTATGGTACAAAGGAGATGATGGCCCAGAGTGGGCCACCCTGACGAACGTGCAAAAGCGCGGGTATCTCAACCAGGCATTAAAAGCTGTTGTGAAACTAGCGGCTTCAGAACTCTACGTCACAACCGAAGTCAACACGGCGCGCGACGTGGCCCAAGCGGAGGCAGACGATAGGTATGAACTTAATGAACCTTGACGGGTACACAGTTTTGGTGTATGCTGATTCAAATTGATCCCAGGAGAGCGAGATGAACCAAAATCAAGTAGAAACAAACCCGGCGCGACCGTTTGAAACTAATCTGCCACACGCGGCGCAAGTCAAGGTCTTGGAAAGAATGCGCTTGGAGTGGGAGGAAGCAAAGTTCGCCGCGAACATTAACTTGGTTACGGCAAGGTTGTCTAGGAACGATAATGCTATCGCCATGGCTAAGAAGTCACTGTTAGAAGCCACGGCAGCACTCGATTACATTTCAAAGTTGTCTGATTCTATCACCAAGACGGCATAGAAAGGGTTTACGATGTCACCAGAACAAGTAGGAGCGTGGTCCAGCATTGCTGATGTCATCACGACATCAGCGGTACTTCTAATTCTGGCGGTTTTATTCTTTCGCGGTGACATCATATCGCGCAAGGTGTACGATGAACTATGCAAACGCAGCATCGACTGTACCTCACGTGACGTAGCGGAGAAAGTGGTCGATGGGGTATCTGAGAGAATAGAGGACCGGGTAAGGGTACAGCAAGAGATAGAGGAACGGCTTGCTGCTATCGCTGAAGACATTAAGCTATCTAGCGCCCCGTCACCCGGCCACACCAGTCGTAGGAGAAAGAAATGAACGTGTTACCGTCAATCATGCTCGGTTTTTTGCTGTACGTGTCTGGAAAGACGATCGCAAGTGTATTGAAAAAAATACGTGGTTTTTAGAAGGGTATCTCGATCTCATTTTTCGCTATCGTATCCCTTGGTGGCATGGCCACCACTTTTTCTACCAGGCTCCATTTTTCACGGTACACGGACCACTTACCGTTGTATGCAAACGGATCGGTGTTTGGTACCGTGATTTTCTTTATAAATGGAAAGACCTTGTCGCCGGGTATCACAAATGTAACGGGGTCATTGTCCATGTCGATGTAACACAGTAGGAAAATTATATCCTCGCTCACCGGAACGCCCATCCTGCAAAAACTGAACTGCCAGAATTTTCTATCGTGACGGCCTGACTTTGACAGTGTTGCAGACTTCACTTCGATCCTATGACCAGACTCTAACTCCAAGTCGTGATTGGCTGTAGTGCTTACGTTAAGTACCGTGTAGCCCATATCCTTTAATCTATGGGCTACAAACTCTTCACCGACTTGCCCGAACTTGGTATATATGGCGCGTGGTGGTCTTTTTATTTTTTCTATTGGCGTCATGGATTGTTTTGTCTTCCATTCTCTCTAGTTAGTCTTTTTAGCCTCTTTTTCACGGGTCCGGAGTCTCAAGGGGGCTTATAGGTTGTTCCTGGTTGGCGTTGTTGGCGTACCACCTGGACCAATCACAGGTGAGTCCGGCGTAGCCTGTGTTTTCGCCGCCCGCTCTGTTTTCGGTGCGCTCGATCCACACACACGGCATCCCCTCGATCTCAAACATAGTGTACTCGATTCCAAGGCCGTCCTTGTTACGTTTGTTTGCCCCGATGTCACCGGGCTTGTCTGGAAAGACTTGTGGGCTGCAGGATTGCAAAAGAAGCAAAGCGGCTAAAATCAAAATGCTGTTTTTCATCATATCCCTCCAAGGATGAAGATTGTTCAAACTCATTCATATCCTGTATTCATCAAATGGTACACCAGACAAATACCTGAGATTGCTCCAATATTTGCAGTATCGCTTTAGTTCTGAATCTGTCCAATGTTCCCCAACAAACTCATTGCGTTTCTTTGCGTCTAGCGGCTGATAGCGCATCGGGTTAGGCCACGCCCCTAAAGCCCAGACTTCACTTAGGCGATATAGCGCGTCCTCTGGGGTATCCTTAAAGCCGATCAGCACATAAACAGAGATTTTACCCTTCGGCATTCCCGCTTTCCTCAATGTCTTGTGCGCTTCCCTAAACTCTGTTTCAGTCTCTATATTGTCCCAGGCAAGACGCACCCGCTTGAGCTTTTTCGCCCTGTGCAACTCAACCAATTTATCCGCGTGATGTTCTGTCAGCTTGCGCGCATCAAGTCCTTGGTTGAAGTCTATATCAACAACATCGCTGGCAATGTAGCGATCTATAACGTGGTCAAAAAACGTATTGCTGGCAGCAAGCAAATTGTTCGAGCACTCAAGGGGCAAAACCGGCCACAGGTCGTCGCTAAGTTCTTGTAACTTTCCCTCTGTACGCCACACAGCACAAAACGGGCAACGCCTAACACACCCCTTGGTCGCTCTTGTAGCCTTTTGGTTGTGGCGCTGTAGCACACCGGGAATAGAACCGCCCTCTTTAGCAAATGCCCCAAAATACCCAGAATTTAGATCGACGGCTGGACCACCGACGCGCACGTCATATCCCATAAAGCTATAATAACGTGCACGCTCCATGGCTTTTGGAAGTAGCCAAGAGAATACTACAGACAAGAAAGCGGTTTTTCCTTCTGTCCATTCAATGTATCCACCCGACCATCCGCTTGATCGTCGGCGTTTTTGCCAAGCGTTTAACTTCTTCACTGCGTCTACTCCTTTATTACTGACTAGATGTGTCACTTTCCATCCAAGCTTTCCATCCAAAGAAATCCTTGGCCCACATGAACGCGCATCCTGCGTTTTCAGCCGCCCGTCTGTCACTCTCCATATCACCCACGTAGAGCGTTCGTCCTGGTGGGCACCGGGTGAGATTCATGGCCCGTTGTAGCATCAGGGGTTTTGGTTTGCGGCAATCGCAACCTGCGTCTACCGCATGGGGGCAAAGGTCAACACTGAAGCAATTGCGACTCCCAAAGGCTTCAATGCCCAGGTCGTATAGGAGCCTTGTAGCCATTGCCTCAGTAAGATAACCGTAAGCTATCCCGGCCTGATTGCTCACGATGGCAAATACGGTGTTTTGAAGCTTTGCAATCGTCTCTTTGACGTTCGGCATGAGTTCCCATTGGCCGGGAGCGTTAGGGCACGGTTGACCCTTCACCGTGCATCGTCTTAGTGTCCCGTCTGCATCGAATATAATCAGATCGGGTGTCGTGGGGGTATCTTTTGCTCTCCCTTGGATAGCATCGTGGGCGGCGAGGGCGTCAAGTGCCGCTGTAGCCATCGCCGCGAGGTTGTCAATTTTATGTGAGAATTGCCATTCCATTGTACCAACTCTATCACAGGGCAACTTTGACCGGGCTACGCCTTGCATTTCTTGCAGTGCCCCTTCCAATTCTGTCACTTGACCCGCCAGTCGTTTAGCGTCAGCCTCGGTGGCTTCGGCACGGGCGATGGCGGCGGCGAGTTGCGCTCTTGCTTCGCGCAAGAAGTCACAGCCCCCGGTATAACTGCAAATCTCGTCTGCTTCCGGTTGCCTTTGTGCCCATTCTTGTTTTTTCATCCCTTGCTCCTTTCCTCACTCATCCCCTTTCGTCAGCGCATTGTGTGCGGTAAGGGCAGCTTTTCGCATTTCCATGGACTTCTTCCGTTGTAGTGTACTCTCAAGTTGGCGTAACTTGTAATCAGCACGGAACGGCGAAGGCATATCTAGTGCCATCCCCAATGCTTCTTCTTCTGCACGTAACGCCGACGCTAACCGTTCAGCGTCGGCCTCGGCGGATTCAGCGCGTGTGGTGGCAGCGGTGATCGCTGTAGCAACACGGCCAAACAGCGATAATTGTGCAAGTCCCTGATGTGTCGGAACACTACATTCATCAAGATAGTTTGCGATGTCTGAGAGTTTGGCAAGTAGCTTGTCCCGTTCAGCGCGAACGGTAGCAAGTTGATCGCTCAAATACTCGTTCGTGTCTCTGACTGTTCTCAACTTACCAATGATGCTTTCTTTATATTCTACGCTCCAAATGTCATTCATCCCCATCGCTCCTTTCTGCCTCTGTGCCGTCGTCTCTGGCGGCGGCACACCGGCTCACGGCTAACAAAGCGGTCAACTCGCCGTGATTCGCTGGCGCGAAAAGCGCGTGGCGTTCGCCGCATACTGGGCAATGGCCGATCGCTTGCCAGCCACCGACCTGCACCTTAATTTCATTCTCAAGCGCGCATACTCTACAGACATATCCGTTCATTACTTCTCATCCTTGCCGCCGTCTTTCTTTGTTGTCCAAAAACTTACTCATCTCCCTCGCTCCTTTCTGCATCTGTGCTGCCGCCGTCTGAGAATTTCAATTTTCATTAAACCCCTCCTATAATAGCCCGATTTCACTTGATACCCTGAATATTCTTTCCTCCTCAAGCTCTGTCATCTCAAAGCGTTTTGTATTGATCCCAAGTGATACTGCCATGTCGCCATCAGCATGCCGCTTAACTGCCGCCCTCCAATCACACAGTAATTCAATTATATCAATGGCATGCATCCTGTGAAGAGTTCCGTCAAAATATTCTGGATGGTGCCTATTATTGGAATAGTGGTGATCGAGAACTGGTTGTAACTCATCCAGACATGCTTTGTACTCATCCGATCCATAAGTCAATTGTTTCAATCTTGGCAATGTCTTGATGAACCCGTTTGCCTCAATGCTTTTATACTTTGACAAGTCATGTTTAACTCCTCTCTTAACTAACGCCATACATGCCTTGAGGATATACCACATTACCCACGCCTTGTGCTTTGTTGTCTCATACCAATAGTTCCAATAGTTTAGCTTTTCCAAGTTCAAGTCCTTGTGTAGCTCTTCTGTATACTCTGATTCTGTCATTTTATTTTCCCCTTACCAGAGCACGCTCAAAGTCAGCACTCAAAACCAGCGCCCCTCTAACTGCGCTTCTTTAGATACTCGATCCACAATCTTGCCTCACCTTCCAGGTAAGCATTTTTTGGAGATTGCCCCCGTATTCTGTTGGCGAGTTCAAGTATCCACGATTCACAAGTCCTAAATCCACCATAGTCATCACACTTGGATATGCCACAAATAGGGCAATGATAACCCAGGCCATCAGGGCCATTTACCCAAATGTGCGGTTGGCCGTGGCGCATCCATTCGTAATGTTGCCAGCGCGAATCTGCCTTCGCTGCTCTCCAACCCTCAGTAAAGATGTTAAACCAACCGAGCCAAGCATCAGCGCCAACTTCATTCTTGAATTTGGCGAAAGCCTCTTTGAATGCTTCCATAATCTTGTTCATCATCGTTCAATTACTCTTTATCATCCCCATTACCATTAGCCAGGACATCAAGCATTTCAATATGTGCTCTAAACATAGCACACAACGCATTTTGTCTCAGCTTTGGGCTCGTGGTGACGGTCGGTGAGAGTGCTTCTCTCACGTAAAACGCCACCAATCCGAACGCGTCTGACGCACCCATGGCATACACTTGTAACCCTGGTGGTAGGTTCGGGCTACTCGCCATGGCTTTATACTCTTCAGCTTTGCGCTGAATGATCTTTGATAAAGCTTGAAGGTCCATGGCCATGGACATTGATCTTGTTGGGGAGTCGTTCATTTCAACCCCTCCAATATTCCTAACAGGTCCGCCATGTGGTACCCGACTTCGATTGTGATGAACATAGCGAACACGATGAAGAGTACGCGTTTAAACATACGGTTACGCGCTGCGTGAAACTTTTCCACGTTGAATGTCCTGACACGGGTTATAATGGGTCTATCTTTCATGTTCGTCCTCTTTTCCTATCACCATGTCGCCGGAAAGTATATCCAATATTTTCTGGTGCGCTTCGATCACATTCACGTCGTGGCATGCCACCCTGTACAATAGTGCCAGTACGTCATCATCGAGACTGTACCCGGTTTCTTTTACAAGGAATTTGATTGCTTCTTCTATCTCGTCGTACAAAGCTTCCTGGTCGTAGTTTTCTTCTGTCAGTGTGATCCTAACCGGGGTAATTGCGTTCCCTACTTTGACCATGCGTGCGGTGTGTCCTCTTTTCTTGCACTCGTCTGGTAGCCCGTATAGATAGTAGACGAACTCACCGTGCTGTTCCAACAGTGTCCCAGACACGGTCTTTGAAAGGGCACTGAAATAATTGACCAATCGCGTAGCTCTTGCGTGGCATTCAGGGCATGCCCACGGCGGCCCGACTAGGATCGGGCGTTTGTTATTGCTTTTATCGTTCATTTTTATTTGTCCTCATTTGTCCGGTTCTTCTTCATCCAAAGCCTCTTCAAGTTTGAAAACCTCTTCAAGATGGCATAAGCATTGTCACCGTCTGTGACATATTCAGCCAACGTATTGATGGCCCACTCCTGCAACGGGTCATCTAATTTCAAGAAGTCTCCCCAACACCAGTCTCGACTCACCAGAATCAGTCCGGCAACCTTGCGCTTTTCTATATCATCGTTGGCGCGGCGGCGCAATAGTTCAGCGATGACATCATGACTGTTCCATTCTATAGTAGCCCCCATGAGATCGGCTTCTCTGAGATCGACCCCTCCGAGGTAAGCCCATCTGAGGTTGGCTCCTTTGAGGATAGCTCCTGCGAGACTGGCTCCTCCGAGATCGGCTTCTCTTAGATCGACCCCCTTGAGATCGGCTCCTGTTAGATTGGCCCCTGTGAGATCGACTCCTTTGAGGTTGGTTTCTGCGAGATTGGTTTTTGCGAGATCGGCTCCTGTGAGATCGACCCCCCTGAGATCGGCCCCTGTTAGATCGGCTTCTCTGAGATCGACTCCTCCGAGGTAGGCTCTTCTGAGATCGGCTCCTGTGAGATCAGCCCTTGTGAGGTAGGCTCCTCTTAGATCGGCTCCTGTGAGATTGGTTTTTGCGAGATTGGCCCTTGTGAGATCGACCCCCCTGAGATCGGCCCCTGTTAGATCGGCTTCTCTGAGATCGGCTCCTCTGAGGTAGGCTCCTGTGAGATCGGCTCTTATGAAATCGGCCCCTCTGAGATCGGCTCCTTTGAGGTAAATTCCTGCGAGGTAGGCTCCTCTGAAATCGGTCTCCGTGAGATCAATCCCATGTTCCCACCCATCTGACTCATCTGGTAATGACGTTATTCCATGAAGTTTTTCCAATACTTCCTTTGTCTTTTTCCAGTCCATTTTTTCAACTCCTTGTTTAGTTTTCTTTTTATGGCCGTGCGTGTCTTAGCATGTCTTGGTGCCAGTCAAGTTAGTATCCTGTAAGCAGGTTCCCTGTAGATCAGCCCCCTGTAGATCAGCCCCCTGTAGATCAGCCCCGCGTAGGTCGGCATGGTTTAAATAAGCATCACGTAGGTCAGCCCCGTGTAGATCAGCCTCACGTAGGTTGACCCAATGCAAACAAGCCTCGCGTAGATTAGCCCCGCATAGATCAGCCCTACGTAGATCAGCATTACGTAGCCAAGCATCATGTAGATCAGCATTACGTAGGCTAACCCCATGCAAATAAGCTCCGCATAGGTCAACCCCATGCAAATAAGCCCCGCGTAGATTAGCCCCGCATAGATTAGCCCCGCGTAGATCAGCCTCGTTTAGATCAGCCTCACGTAGGTCGGCCCCGCGTAGATCAGCCTCGTTTAGATCAGCCCTGTATAGATTAGCCCAACGCAGGTCAACATCACGTAGATCAACCTCGCGTAGATTAGCTCTACGTAGATCAGCCCCGTGTAGATCAGCCTTGTGATTTAGATTTATTCCGTGTAGATTGCCCTCTCGCCCCCAATTAAACGGGGGGCGGAGCGCACGTGCTAACACACGTGGATCAATACGCCTCAGTTCTAATCTAGACACGCTCGTTTTCCCTCTCGCTTTTCCTTCCTTTCCGATGACATCACCAGGGTTATACCGGGCAAACCACGGCCATCCTCGTTCGGGCGCACACGCGAAGCTCAAGCTATTGTGGACGTGGAGACGACCCGCGCCACAACATAAAATGTCTGATGTCGTTCTCGGGGCTGGATGTTCTGTTAGCGCCCATTTTTCGTCTCTCCCAGGCAGGTTGTATTGGAATGCTTTTATATAATACGTACACCCTGTCGGGTCTAGTATCTTGAAACCGTAGGAATATTGTTTTTGCTTGCTCATTTTCATCTCCTTCTCTTTATTTCACAAGTGCTTCTTGCGCGCTTTTTGAGAGGTACTTTTCAACCCTCGTTACGTTGGCGTCTGCTATTGCAACAAACCCGTTCTCATCCCCGTAGTCTTCCTCAAACCCTCTTCTCGTTCTCCCACACCCTTGTTCTAATTGGTAAGCGGCCCTCTGCAGGTACCACTTGTTAGAATACGACAATCGTTCCCTTTCGTATTCACTCCCAAGAAACGGGAACGGGACCTTCGCCACGATGTTGATTTTCTCCTCCGTTCCATCGTAGCCTTCCCACAACGCCCACGTGACACAGATACTATTTGGTACCTCTCTTCGTCTCCTGTCCCACGCGCTGACTTGCTCATCCGTGGGTGTATATGTCCCATCCCATCCGGGCATGATCCACATACGATCGCCAAGCCCTTTGTCTGCTAGTCTCTTTGCCAATAACTGCGCTTCACGTTTCCTAGTTACGTGTACAAGACCCGACCACTCACCGGGACAGTCCAGGATCGCATCGGCTATAGCCTGTGCTTGCTTGTCATAGTCCAACAGTGTCGACTTGTACCCCATTCTTGGTACATCTAGCACGTGGACCTTGCGTTCTTCCGGGTTGAACCTGTTTGGGACGACCCTCATGTCGTAGTCGTCTATCCCAAGCTCTTCCGTGAACGCCTCCCGGTTCCCGATCGTGGCACTCATTGAGATTGTCGTGTGCTCGTTCAGGAAGAAGTTACTAAAATGATGGCGTGCCGTTAGTGGCTTACAGATAAATCCCGGCACGGTCTTTCCCATGACCTTTCTTGCATGGGCACCAGACTTTATGTACCAATCATCCGGCCTTTCCCTGAGAGCATCAAATGTGGCGGATAGTTTAATGCCGAGACTTTGACACTTCTTCATGCGCTTCTTGTTTCTTGCACTTTTCTCGCGTTTATACGCCAACCTGGCTGCAATGACCGCGCTGTTTAGCCATGCCAGGGCAACCTTGTTTGGTGGTGGACCCGTTTTTATGATAACACCTATTTGTGACTTGATCTCTGGGATAGGTGGCAAGTCCCAATCTACCACGTCTTTCTGTGTGATCGTGCATCCTACAAAGTCCAAGACGATGTCTGACAACTGGTGTGCCTCATCTAAAATGATAGCGCCAGCGCCAATCTCCCTGGGCCAGCGCGAGATCATGAAATAGTGATAGTTTAGTGCCGAGAACGGCGACTTTTGCGCCGCATCCTTGGCCAACAAGTATAGGCACCTACTGGACCACTCGCATTTGTGCATAGACGTATCTATGTACATGCATTCATCACACATTGCCTCATCCACGTCTGGGTGGATGCACTCATAATTGCCGCGTCCAAACAGAACTTGGGCACCGTACTTTTGCCCGTAGTTTACGTCCTGCAGGTTCTTCGTGCGGCATAGGGCGATTACCGACCTTGTGGTCGATAACGCTTTTGCGATAGACGTTTTCCCCGACCCGGTAGGTGCTTCTATAATACCGACCGAGGAGGAGGGCAGCGAAATAGACCATTCAATGTTATCTTGCTGATACTCCCTGAATTTTTCGTGATCCAAACCGTAGTCTTGTGGGGTCTTGGCGTCATTCATCTTCATGCATGCTCCGTATCTTTTTTGAGTTCTTGGCCAAGAGGAAGAACCCGATAACCGCTATCACGACACCTATTATTGCACCTAACGTTTCCATTTTAATCCTCCAATTTTCATAAACTACTGTACACCTGTCCTAGTTCTGTCAGCTCTCCATCCGTGTCGATTAAGTTTGGTGCAAGCCAGTCGCTAGGGTACCAGGGTGGGAGTGGTGATGGGATATGTACAGAGAACCAAAATATCTTTGTCACCGGCAATCTCGACTCTAATCCATCAAAAAACTCGACCAGTCTATCTGCCGCTCCTTGTTCTTGCCTGTGCCCATACTGAAACTCTGATACCCATACTTCGTTGATTGCCCAATCACTTGCTCTTGCAAGGGCATAATCGACACGCGCCAGGTCGGACACCGGGTCGTCTGCATAGCAATGGATGTCTATAACGTCCATCCGTGGTGGTTCTCCATACATCCCTATGTACTCTGTCCTAAAATCTGTCAGCCACGTGTCGCTTTCGACAATGGCCGGTGAAGCGAACAAGCGTTCCGTGTGTGCTTCTGTCAGTGTATGCCATAACGGTGCTGCTTCTAAAGGCGTCAAGTTGGCCTGGTCCTCACGGTCGGGTTCATTGAACCCGAGAACGTACGGACTGTTCCCACCTATGCCGATTTGTATAGCTTGATCGACTAGATACTCTCCCCATACACATGGCACCCCATATCTGTTATAATTCCACCACACGTACAATCCCCACGATCTATGCCATGACGTTCCAAGTTTAACGTGTGTGTCTTCTGTAGCACCTGCGCCTAGACATCTCTGGGCCTTGTTTGTTTCGTGGCCGATGAACGGAAAGAATACTGTAGTGGTGGACTTACGTACAGGCTTAACCATAGTTGATAACCTCTTTTAATCACTCATTCCAACTCTGTCAATTCTACTAACTGATGGCAACTCCCACAGTCTAGAGTTTCCCTCCCTGATACTCTGTACCTCTAGTTCTCTTTTTGCTTGGTTGACGGTACTCCTACCAAACCCGGCTTCGATCGCCGTGTCCATTGCTTCTCTGGCCGGTACGGCTCCGTTTCTAAGCATGTTGGCGATGAACAATTTAGCCTTGTCAACCTTGCTATTGGATAGGGAACTCAACCCAAGTCCACTAAGCCTTGTGGCCCCCTCCATGATTTCCTCTAGGGTGAACTGTGCGTCGGTACACAATTTCTCAAGTTCGTCCATTTTATCTTCATCACCGTCTGCGTTTGATGCTATAGTTTCCAGTTGCAGTCTCAACAGCTCTCTACCTCTAGCCTCATGGTGCGCCCTAAATATGCGCATCTCTATTGAATTGTCGTCCTCATCTGTCGACAAAAGACCCTCTCGGATCAGGTCCGCAGCAAGGTCTACCGCACTTTGGCCGCGCTCTGTCGCCCTGTTTAAAAGTGCGTTGTGTTCTATGCTCGTTAAGCGGGTATACACCCACTTATCCCGACTAATCTTGTTAGACATTTTTGTCTCCCGACCGCTCTCCAACTAAATCGAATTCGTATACGGGTCCAGCGACGACAACGCGGGTCCAGCCCTTTTCGGACTCTGCCATGGTCATCATGCTGGCCGGTTTTCTACCATACCTTTCACAAAACTCCTCATGCAGTTTGTTGAACACGGTCTTGATAAGTCTTGGTTGCGTGGTATTCACGTGCCGTGTTAGAATAAATGCTAACCACCGTATGTCTTTTTTTCTCTTGCAATCGTAATCGACCAGAGTAACAATTGTCTCTATTCTATCCATAGTTTATCTCTTTTCGGGTGGGGATGGGTCTGGACATTGGCCCATCCCCTTTTCCCAATGAAACGGTAGGGTGCCAGTCGTCCTCGATTTACGCCTCAATTCACGTTTGTTAAGTGCAAATTGAGGTTGACCCACATGATGACAAGTGGAAACGCGAGTATGACTCCCAGGATTGCGATCCTGAACCCCATCTTGCGTTTCTTCTTGTCCGGGTGGGGAATGCCGATCCCGGTCCCACGCGGGTTCTTTTCTCCCGGCATAACCTCGCGCGCCGGACCGAACGGCGTCGGAAACCAATGTATCCCATTCTCGGTGATTTCATCACTGTAAGTCTTTGTCATTTTTGCTCTCCCTTCTGATTTCTTTCGACAACCTAACCGATACTAACTCTCCGCTTCCGAACAGCTCAAATGAGCTACACCCTACCGGAACATCACCAAGCGGGGGAACGATAAATATTTCTGCCGGTTTCATTACATCTATCCGGTTTCCCCCGATGAATATTTGTACGTCTGGTCTTTGTACATTCACTACAATTGCCGGTTCTGGCTTACTCATACTCATGTGTCACCATCCTTTATCTTGCCCTTATTTTGTTTTATCCCCTTCCCCGATACGTGCCAGCGTACGTGCTACGACCGGGTGGAATGTCCCGTTGTCCTGCATTATCTCAGGATCAAATCGTTCATCGTGTCTCGGCATGGGCTTTGCCTCATCTGTCGGACTCAGCGTGCTGCGCTCAAGCGTGCTCGTTTCGTGGTCGTACTCGTTGTACGGGTCACTATATGGGGATTGGTATGGTATGCCGGGTTTATTGGCTTGTGCTTCACGTTCCTCGATCCACGGGTCGAATTTCTTGACACGCCATTTGTCAAACTCACGTTCTTTTTCGCCAATATACGCGCCCATCTCCAACAACGAGAACACAAAGTCGGCCACACAGAACATCCCATATACCAACGGACCCCATATCTTTACCTCGTCCGTCCACACCAAGTCGGTTTCAAGTAGGTAGGCCCACGAGAGCACGAGGCCCACCATACTTGAAACCATGCTTACACACAACCCGATCCAATCAAGACGGGTAGTGCCCCGGTTGTGATAGTGCTTGCGGAAGATTTCTATCACACTGGACACCGTGCCTAGCTCTCCCCCTGCAGGGATAGCGATTGCCCCGACCAGGACGATGACGAACCTGGCACTATCTGGCATGTTCCTGAGTTCTGTGAAACCGACAGCGAACATACCAAACATGAAAAACCCGAACGCGGTAGCGATGGGTGGCAAGACAAGAGATAATTGTCTCCAAGCAGGGTTGTGAGGAGGAGGAAACGGGCAAAGACGGTACTTGTCCTTGGTCGATAAATCAAGAAAGATAGGTTCACTCATTGTATCCCCTCGTTGTGTTCCCTTATGCGTTCAGCATTACCTTTACCACATTAACATTTATGCCCGTCTCGGTCGCTATCTGCTCTGCCGACTTCCCGCTGGCGTGCATAGCCTTGACATCCGGTGCTGGTGCTGGTGCCTGTACCTGTTCTGTTTCTGTCCTCTTCAGGTTAAACGATCCGGGTTGCTGCATTGGGACGATCTTACCTGCATCCTGCTCTGCCTTTACCTGCTCCGTCTCTTCCTGTGCAATCATCAGTTGCATTTGGATGTCAGACAACATCTCTGAGATCATGTCGTTCTCTCTCTGTGATCTTGCCTCACCGGGTGCAGGGTTCGCCAGGTCAGCACCGTGTTCCATGTATTCACGCACTCGCTTCCAAGAGAAGCATGGGATTCGATACGGGAGCATTCTACGCACGTCCCACTCGTCGTGCTCCTTATCTACACCGAATTCACACATTCTCTCTTTGAACACCAGTGCTGCGGGTTCCCCGTTTGGGTTATTGATCTCGTTTACCAACCACAGGAACAGCATCGACCTAACATAAAGGATACTCTTACCGCTTGGCTTGACCTTTCCGGGCACTGGCTTTTTACCGGACCACGCTTGTTTCAAATGGGACGTGAGGATAATGGTTTCTACCCCACGGTCGTAGATCGCGTTGAAAAACGCGTCGTACAGTGGGTACAGTGCCCCCCACCAGAACTGCCCGTAGGCGCTGTCGCTCGGGCCACCTTGCGCACCAGTTTTACGCTTGTTATCATCGACCCAGGCCACCATGCCCGATTCAAACTTTTCCAATGTATCCATGACATACAATTTGTACCTGCCGGGTTCCAGGTTCCTGTCAAGGTCGTCTATCACGTATCCATAGTATTCAAGCAGACTGGACTTTCCCCTTGCATCCACCCACGGGAGTTTCCCCGCGTTGATCCTGGTGAGCAAGTCTTCGTCTTTTAGCCCCTCGAATCTCTTTGTGAGGGGTACGTACCGCCCAAAGCCCATGTCCTTTTTGGCTAGATTCTCCACGATGGAGTTTGCACTGTCTTCCGCGTCGTGGAAATACACTTGGTCTACCTCCGAAGGACGTAGAAACGAGGAGGCGGCAACCGTCTTGCCGGTGTTTTTGGCCCCGCAAATGATTATCAACTTGTTTGCCATTATTTCTCCTTATCTAGTTCTATGATACCAATACTGTATCCGTCGTCAAGGCCAAGCCAAGCCCTCACATTCTGTATAGTCTTTGGGCCTATACGCGCACCGCTTGGCTTGGTCTTGAATTTTGGATAACCGGGATCGCATACACTCACGATACACCCGGCCAATGTCTTGTAGTGCTTTGCGAGAGCGAGAGCATTTGTCCCACCAATACCGGGGAGTGTGGTCAACGTATCAGCCCATGGGTATTTTCTACTGATGTTAGGCATTTGCACCGAGATGATCTTTTTGCCGGTTTTGCTCTCTTTGTTTAACCTTCTCTGGTGCCTCACGCACCAATCAAGCACGAGACTATCCCGGCTCAACAACGTGATCCCTCCCCCCGATCGCTGCCACGTCTCCAAAGCCCCCTGCAAAGCTGCATAGGTGTACCCGCTGTTGTGCCCATCGACAATAGCATCCCCTTTCCGAGACGCTTTGATGTCACCGACAAACAATAGCCACGGTTGGCAAGTCCACCTACACATGCGGGTAAAGATAGAGTGCAAGTGCGGTATAGAGTTCGTTAGGTCGCGGCCTGTTTTGCGTTGCACGAGTAGGCCGTTCCTGATTGCCCGTATAAACGACAAAGACACAACTGCCTCGGCCAGCGTGCATCCAACACAGGATGACAGATGTATTGGTGATTGGCTATCGCCGTCAGTCATGTCTGCATTCACCGCGTCCAAGATGGACGATGCTATTTTGGGGTCTATCTTGTCGGCCACTATTTCAACGGGTGACAGTAAAAAATCGGCTCCTGTAGCGGCTTCAAGGCCAGCGACGTTCGTTGCGACCTTGATTACATTAACAGGTAAGCGGGTGCCTGATCTCGTCTCGGTGGGATCGGTATAAATCACGTCGTTCTCCTCGGCTACGATGGCAATATCATAATGATGCAACACACTATCAGCAAGCCAATGACAGACGCCCATATAATAGTCTTGAACGTCCTGTCCAATTTCAAAACGTACTCTTCCAAGCTGTCGAGTTCGGCACTAAATTCTTCCTTACTCATTATTGCTCTCCTTGTTACTGCATGCCGTCTTGATAATGACTACTCCCGACAAAATGCCTATCACTATCAAGGCTATTCCCAATAGTAATACCTCATCTACCTCGATCGGTCTAACCTGTACGATTCTTGAAACAACTTGTGGAAGCATTTCCTTTATCCTTTTCCCCACCCGGACTATGTTCAGCTAGTCCGGGTGGGGATGTTCTCACTCACCCAATTATGGTCCCTCAACAGAGCTATTCGATTGTGCACACACATAGGATGTTTATGTACGGTCGGGCGAGTGATGGAACCGCTGCCTATGCAAACTCATACCAGTCGATCGCCTCTTGAGCGGAGCACGCGTGCTCCGCTGCGAGTGTCCCGGCTGCCTCTGCATTCTGTACCTGAATGGCAAACACTTCCTTCGGTCCGGGGTATTTGGCTTTCAAGCCGCGCATATTCTCCTTCCAAGCGTCCAGTAGCGGCGTTTCCGCATTCATCCAAGCCGCTGGCACAGGAGGTAGCGCCGGTACTGGCGTCTGTGCTGGTGCCGGTGTCTGTGCCGGTGTTGGAGTCGGTGTCTGTGCCGGTGTTGCCACGGGTGCCTCACCGTCACTGTTTCTCTCTGCGATCTCTCGCTCCGCATCGGACTGTGCTTCGCCTTTATCCCCGAAGAACTGGACGATGGCCGGGACTGTCAGCCGCCCACCACTCTTGGACACTTTGCCGGGACCGGGGTTGTACACATTCGTCACCCGTGCCCAAACAGGCTCGGTCCATGGGTAGGCAAGGACGCCCAGGCATTGTTCAAGTTTGCTTGGGTTTACACAAGCAAACTTGCTTTCCTTGCCCTTGGGAGTGAGTGCGCCGATCGGTTGGAACAAGTCGGCGTTTTCCTCGCCTAGACTTGCCCACAAGCGGGAGCGGCGCTCCCACAACAGACTCTTGCGCCATGGGATGTACTCGACATCCTTGGCCATAGCGACAACCGGTTCGGGTACGTCGTTAGGAACAGGCAAAGAATCCATGTTCGTCACCAGGCGGCGCACGATCTCAGCGGCACCGTCACCATACTTGGCGCGCGCGGTGTCCTCTGCAACCTCGAACGCGTTGTAGTGCTCCTTTTTGCTCTTGGGATGTCCAATCAGGTATGCAGAGTACCACTCGTTATCAAAATCCTCTTCCTCCGCGTCTGTTAACTCGGTTAGATCGAAACCCGAGTTAGCATACCCCATGTACTCTGCATAGGCAGCGACCGCTGCCGGTAGGCTGATCATGTGTAGCTCGTGACGTGCGGGGCTGCGGTAGCTTTTCACGTTCGTCGTTGCCATGAAGACGTTGCCCCAGTTGCTTTTGTCCTCAATGTTCAGGACATCCTGCATGTAGGTTTGGAGCAACCAAACCTTCGTAGGTGACTTGAAGTCGGGGTTGATCTCCTTTTGAATTTGTGCCGCTGCATCGTAGTCTTCTTCCCTAAAGAAATACGAATTCCAGCCGCCCATGTTGTTCACGGCTTGGGGTTGGACCCCAAGGAGCTTCAGGCCATCTTTGACAGTCTCGTCGGCAGGGGTTCCGTCCTCTGCCAAGACCTGTAAAAACAGGCATGCGGAGAATAGCCCTACGATGCTTGAAACAAAGCTACCGCCACCGGTAGCTGTTGGCAATATCGCCGGTGTTGCCGATCTGTTTAGAAAGTCATTTCTTGACATTTTTCCTCCAAGGTTAAAATTAGTCCAGGGCTACTTGATCTGCACCTTCCCTTTCATTATCCTCGCGTACCCCTGGTCATCCCTGTAATTGCCGTCTGATACGATGACGCCCTCGATCATACTCTCCAATTCGTCTAACTGCTCTTTTAAATCAAGGGACTTTCTCTTTAGCTGCCTGTACCTGGCAATCAACGGGGAAGCTCGGTGATTAAGTTCGTCATCTGTCATTATTCGCTCTCCTGCTGTTTTTGAGATGGGGGTCGTCAGCCCTGGATGGGGGATATTGACTTGTGCTCTCCTGTTTTTATTAACGTTTAACCGATAACTGCGACTTGTTACTTGACCGTTACCGTTGGCGTGGGTGTCAGCAAACCCAGTTCAAGTGCATCCAGGTCGACACATTCTGCATTCGGTTCTCTACAACAATGGCCCTTCATATCAAGGTCAATCAGCGAGAACTGATACCCGTACAACTTACACCTGGCGTCTACGTAGTTGGACCTTCCCAACATGGCAAGTAGCCCCATGAACAACACGAACAAGACCAAGGTTATAATGATAATCACCATGGTCAACGGGTCGCGTACTAAACGACCCGTTGAAACGACGGTATACTCCTCGCTCTCCATGCTCTCTCTTTTCATTTTACTCCTTCCAGTTTTTGTTTTATCCCTCCTGTTCGCCACTGCCGGGGGCGGTTGTGGCGTCACCCACGGGGTCCGCTTTCCCGGCAGTGGCTTGGAAAGGAGGGTAGCTTGTGATAATCATACTCTACCTTTCACGTACGGTCAACTACTTATTGACATAAGAAACCTTAAAGTTTTAAGAAAACGTCTTACTTAAAACATCCTTAAAACATCCACTTGATTCCGTTTCTCCGTTTCCTTCTCCAAGCGTGTGGTGCTATCTCAAATGAACACCACACGTAGACCATAACTATAATCAAGAACGTTGTAATTTCCCTGGCCGTGATCTCAGTCATTATCCTCCTCCCCACCATTCTTTTTCTTCCCGGCGACGATTGCCGCCACCATACAACACAGCATAAACGACCCAATGCAACCTATTACCGGGATCAATTCAGGGTTAAAGAACTCTCCACCAGTAACCATCCGTATCACCTCCAATATAGGATTTGACATGGCACCATCTAAATGATATACTCTAGTTGGCTCCTTTTGTTGTGCGGTTCGCGTTCTATCCTCATTGGGTCCGGGCAGTCTCTAAGACGGGACTGCCCGGACTGTGTTTCATGCCTCGAACCTACTCCCGCACAGATCGCACACAATGTCGCCTTCCTCGAAAACTTTCCTGCTCAACCGTATGATCCTTCCGCAATCACACACTGCTTTCACCAAGCGGCAGTTTCTACTCTTCTTGGGTGTCCTAAACTGATAATACTTAAGGACACCTTCAAGGACCGCCATCTCGTTCGCGTACCTGGCTTTCGCCGCGTCGCTTAGTCCAGGGGTTGACCACCCGTGCTTGCTCTTTTGAACAGAAAGGCCGACTTCTTCTGCAATGGCCTTGAACCGTTTGTTGTGGTACCTTCCGCCGGAAGACGTGTCCTTGATCCCTCTTGCTCGGGCAAGGCCATGGCAAGCCTCGTGCAAAATGGTTCTCATTACACTCTCTGCCCCTTCTACCAGGATGTCCGAGTTTATGTAAACTTCGTCCCGATCTTGCTGGACCTGCCCTTCCTCTGTTTTCTCGTGCCAAGCGTTGTACCAGTAATGGCCCCGCTTGGCTCCACGCTGGTCAATGTACACGGTGAACATCACCGTGTGCAATTCATTAAGCTCGGGGTGGTGCTTTGAAACTGCTGTGTATACATGCTCCATCGCTTTCACGATGTCAGACATTGCAATTTTACCCATGTCTCACCTTCCTATTTGTAAACTCTCTTGCGAACTCCTCTAATTCGTCCACCGAGAGATTCTCTTCGACGAACTCACATACAACATCCAGTAGTTCATCGAGCATCATGTCTCTCGTCGCTGCGAGAAGAGCACGCCTTGCGCTCCCTCGGTTGTCCTTGTGACGGTCTACAAGAACGCGTGCTACAGATCGAAGTGATACCGATAGGTTTCTGTACGCACTAGCGTACGGGTCCATCTCCTGTAGCACTTCGTTTATCTGCTTTATAGTGCCGTGGCTCATAACTTTAAGAACGTCGCGTGTGTTCATCGTTTGCCTCACTTGTTACGGCTTCTTTCAACAATATTTCTATTGTCTTGTTTCGGTTTGCCGTCCCTCGTTTCGGTCCGGTCCGAAACACGATCCCACGCGCGATGCCTTCCTCGCTGATCCTTTCCAACAAAGGGACCGGCAACCGGATACCAAACTTTTTGTACTGTGTCATTTCCCACCGTCCTTTTCTAGCCGCTTTTCTAGCCGTTTGCAGTATTCACACACAAGTAAGAAGCCACGTGGTTTCTTACTCTTTTCACCTGCAGGTATTGACCGTACCTGCATTTCGCGGCCACACGTGATGCACGTCCTGTCATACACAGGGGGCTTTTTTTCGTCCTTCATTTTCTTCTCTCCTCTGTCCTCACGAACGTAAGCGTGTCTTTAGCCCTAGTCCACGCCACGTATTTTATGTTTCGTTCCTGTTGTGCTTCCCAGGCCATTTTGGCCTTTGGGTGTGGCATTAGCTCAGGTTTGAGGATGAAAACATTTTCCGCCTCGGTTCCCTTGGCCTTGTGGACGCTTGAGAACGTGACCCCTTCCCTGGTGTCACTGAACACGTCCTTGATCCTGGCCTGTACCTCGTGGATGGACTCAGCGCCATCCGAGAGGGCGATAATTGTTTCGACTTGATCCTCAACCGTCTGCGCCTGCCCGGTCTTTTTGGCCTCCAATAGCTTTTGCACTTCCCTCTGTTCATACTCTGCGAGGGTATGAACAAGGGAATTCAGGCTAACCACGTCGTGCTTTTTTATCATCTTACGCACTAGGTTATCGAGACTATGCCCGATGTCACGCCCGAGTATCACCGCTTTCGTGCCCTGGCGTAACAGTTCAAACGCGGGGCGCACCAGGGGTGCATTGACCCGGCACAGTACCAAGTCGCCCTCCGCCACGTTCGTAACAAGCTGCCCTGCCTCTATATGCCTAACTTGACCTTCCTTGGCGTTCTTCCTGGCCTGAAAGTCTATTTCTGGAAACGATTGGTTAACCATCTCCACGACGGCCACGGGGCAGCGATACGTGATACTGAGGGGTAACTGTGTTGCTCCAAGACGTTCGATGATGCTTGGTATTGCGTTCGTGTCTGCCCCCCGAAACCCATAAATACTCTGCCATCTATCACCGGTGGCCAGTATCCTACCATCCGACCTGACCGATCGGAGCGCCATTTCTATTTGGGCTTTGTTCAGGTCTTGGGCCTCGTCTACTACCAAGACATCGAAGGCTTCACATGAAACCTTCGATGTTGCGCACCACTCTATCATGTCGTCGTAGTCAATGACAGAGTGCTGCTTTGAACTGGCCGTGTAAGCGCGCCTTGCCAGTTCAAAAGCCTCTTTTTCACTTCCGTTGAAATTCAGGCCGTAACGATCACACAGAAATGCAAGGCTAGTATCACTCAGGTCGGCCAGTGTGTTTTTCACCAGGCTAACAAGCTTTGCAATGTCCCGTCTGTACACTGCAAGCAAGTCCACGACATTGAACGGTGTCCGGCTATCCCGTTCTATGTTACGCAGGATATTGGACACCTTGTAGGGGTCTACCTTTGGTGCCGCTCCGCTAGAACTAGAACGGATGTTTGAGTATCCAAGACTGTGTAACGTGCACGCTTGCACATGCGACGGTGCCTTTTGCGCTTGCTCCTCGGCAATATGCCGATTGAAAGCCACCAAGGCTATGTCCATTTTAGGATCGGTATACTCTAGGCAACCGATATTGGTCGTTGTTTTGCCCGATCCGGCCACAGCATTGACAACGCCATGGCCTTGACCCGATTTTACAAAGTCAAAAATAGCAGATTGGTACCGGCTCGGCTCAAACGCCTTCTTACTTTGGCCTACTGCTACTGCAGTAGGCCGAGAGATAAAATCTCTTGACTTCTTCGGCTTGGGTTCTGGCTTGCTCTCTGGCTTGGGCTTGGGTTCTGGCTTGGGTTCTGGCCTGGGTCCTTCTGGCTCATAGCCACTATCTTTCCAGCCAAGCCGCACCATCTCCTCGACCTTCTTTGATAATCGGCTTTCCCACCCATCTGCGCGAGTGGTCCACCGTGTTTTGTGTTTCTTTAGCGGATGCCATCTCCCGGTTTTTGGCCAGAAATATTCCAGCCAAATGCGAATACTATCCTTTCCTCTCGGCGCACTTTTGCCGTCTTTACCAATGGTAGAGCGTATGACTACGCGCTTGTTGGTCTTTGTTAAATTGACCCTAAATTCTAGCTCTCCTTTAACATCGGAGCATGTCAGACTGGTGTGTTCTGGCGTGGTAAACGACCGCAATGTGGTTGCCAGAACGTGGGAAAATTCTTTTTTGTCAAACGTGTTCATAATATCGTCTTCCTTTCACATGTTGTTAGGCAAGCTGTCAGTGACTTCCGTAATCTGATTGCCCAACGCCATGTTCCATTTCCATGCGTCTACACATATCGACCAGAGCTGCGCGCATGTTGCGCTAATGGAAAACTCATCTTGTAACAAAATACTTTCTATCGTACCATCCTCTCGCCAGGGCAACAATGGCGCTTCATACGGCTCAAAGAATTCTATCCCCGTTTTAGTACATTTGACTTGGCCTGGGTTGTACCAATTGCCCGAACGTTCATCAAAGACATTTAGATACCCTGCACAGGACCACATTACTGTTTTGCAAATTTCTCCGCGATGCACAAGCCGACACTCGTGCTTACGGAATGTCGCACATGCTTGTTTAACAGTGTCATGAAATTCATTTAATGAATTCGCGATAAACTCCACGGCATAGTCATTTTTATTCGTTATTCTTAATTTCATAGTATACCTCGGGTCATCTCCGTTTCTAACTAAACTTGGCTAGTCCTCTTTCTCTGATGCTCAGAAACTTGTTAGCACCAATCACAAGATGGTCGAGAACCTTGATGTCAAGCAATTCCCCGGCCTCTATAAGCTGGCGGGTAACGTCGACATCCTCGGGAGAGGGAGATATATCCTGCGAAGGATGATTGTGCGCTACGATGATCGCCGCACAGTTGCGGCGGATGGCCTCTCGGAATACCTCTCCTATGCGGATGTGTGAGGCGTTTAGAGAACCCTTGTACAGTGTTTCTTGACCAATCACCTTGTTTCGCGTGTCGAGAAACAGTACAACGAAATGTTCCTGTTCAAGCGAACCAATCTCAGGCATTAGAAATGCTGCTGCGTCATCTGGGGCGCGCACTCTTGCTTTTTCGCTCGCTTCTTCGAGCCGTAAACGTCGCCCGATTTCTAATGCTGCCTTGAGAGCAGCAGCACGGGCTACACCTAACTGGTCAACCTGCGCCAATTCCTCCACGGGCACACGGGCGATGGTAGCTATATCTCCGAAGCGTTCCAAGAGTGCATAGGCGATTTCAATCTGGTGAGAACCGCCCACGATGGTAGCCAGCACTTCAACTAGGCTACATGTTTGCGCGCCATCACTGACGCGTGTTGCCGGTAGCTCAGCTACCGGCAAGTGACGTAATTTAGGTTCATTGTACTTCATTTTTCTGCTCCTTTTTTGGGGGCCTAAGCCCCATCAATAACGCTTCATGTTCGTCATCACCGACGATTTTTACCATGTCTTCCTTGAACTGTAGACACACGTTTTTCGTTCTCTTGCCCTGGACGACGTACTCTATTGCATCCAGCAGCAACCTTCCATCAAAGTGCTTGACCACGGTTGCCCCTATGTGGGCGTAGTGGTCGACCGTGTACTTTTTCTTTCTTGCACGAGACGATACGGCATGAGATTCCCCGTTTCGCACTGTTACTCTCACGTCGCCCACTCTCACGTTGCCAACGTCATGCTTCGCGAGAAGTTCCAGTGTGCCGTTTACACTGATCATGATCCTGTTGTTTACGTCGTTCTTTGCTATCGCCAACGCATTCTTTAAACTGTCGATAAGCGCGTGCGGTGATACCGTGCACGCAGCGACCGGATTTGCAAATGCGTCCAGTCTATACAACGTGTCGGCCTGTTGGTGTACCATTCCCACATCGCCTTGCCGCGATTTCTCCTCCGATGGCTTTGAAACGAGCATAAACCCATCTGCTAACATAGACCTATCGCCAAAATCTACCCAGTCATCTACTGGGGCATTGTTAGCTCTCATGCGTTTCTTTATTCTCTTGATGATTGCTTTTCTGCTTGCCATTGTTTTACCTCCTGGTATAGATTTAGAGTTTTTATCCATTGCCTAGTCTGGTACCGCCTTACTAGGCAATAGATAACTACCCTAGAAACTTAAGAACATGCTGGCGTACGCCAGCATGGCCTTGTTTTCATCAGGGGATGAACTGACATTTTCCCACTCGGTTGACCAAGCTTGACATTGCATTATTGCACTTATTGGCTTACCGTATTCATCCAAGTCACCCACAATTCTGGTGACTAAACCACCATCACCAGTTGAAAGAAATATTTGATACTCTCCCGGTTCTGGGCAAGCCCTGTTAGGTGCATACCAATTTGTTCTCACACAAACAGAGAGCTGATCTTTTAGTATGTACTGTTCAATGTCGTCGTACGGCATTGACTCACCGTCTAGCATGGCTTCGCCTTCCTCCTCCGCCATTTCGAGCGCGCCCATCATTTTCACGATTGCTTTGATAGACGCTTTCCCGTTTTCCTGTGCCCTATTCTCGCCCATTTTTATCCTCTTCCTCAACTTCTCCATTCTCAAGGGATAACAGGCTCAGTGTGTTTTCGTCCAGGTAGTCATACGAGTACAAGCCGTGTTTCAGGGGTACCCTGACGCGGTCCTGGTCCCGTTTCCACGTTTTTGGACGTCCATTAACCCGCCAACGCCGAGCAGAACCGTCTGCGTTTCTGTCCCGGCGATGGTACAAAATGTCTCCAACTTTGAGACATTTTGCTTCTGCAAGTTGGATTGGTGGCATGCTATTCTGATCTACTTTTATTTTCATTTTCTTACCCTTTCTTAATGAGACTCATCAAGTCACTGTACGACACATTGTACAGTGACGCGATGTGTCGTGCAGTTTTACTTTTCCTTTCAATCGTTTCTATCTTTTCTTTGTGAACTGTACGCTACCAGACAACAGCGTTGGGCTTGACACGGTCCAACGCTGACCACCACATACACTTATCACGTGCATTATAGACAACATGACACGGCCAGCACGTTCGTTAGATACACGGTACACTCTGTTTCTGTCCTGGCGTGTAATGACAATTATTGCCGTCCCATTTTCAAATGGAGTTACCATAATGCTAGTCATTTTCTCCCTCCGACCAATCTGTACTCGGATGCACGTTCAACGCGTACATCGCAAGCCATAACAATAATGGCGCGCCGCTCGCACCAGCGCATGTACCGCTGTAGCCTGCAATGATCCGGTAAAACTCGTGTTGCTCGACGGGGATTGTCCCCGTCTCTTCCATTTGGCAGACTACGCATACCAGCGCGCAACCTGCCAGCGTTACGATAATTGCAAATACTAGGCCGAACTTGTTCTTTGCGCTCATTGTTTTTTCCTTTCTTGATTGCTTCCCTCACTAGATACTAACGTTTTAGTGTCTAGTGAGGGAAGGCAACTGGTGTAGTTGCCTTTCTCCCCTGAAACCTGATACTACATGATTGATTGGCTAAACGTGTACAACACGAATGCCAATACCAAAACTACCACGATCCATACCGCATTATTGAGCATGAACTTTGTGAACATCTTTCTTGTCCTTTCTGGGAAATAATTTTTCAGTTGTCCATTACTGAGTAGTGTATTGTGTACTACTGGCCGTGTTGGAGTATACCGCGATACCTCCAATCTCCCGTATTTTTTTGTCGCGGTAACGGTCACGGCCAGTAGCACGCAATGTCCTGTTCTGTGTCTGTTTCTCCTATGTCGAACTGGTGTTCAGCGGGACATTGGTACTCGCCTGAATTGGTTTGTTTGCCCTGCTCCTAAGCCCCTTCCCGTCTCCGGTTCCCGGTAGGCTGAGTGTTTTTTTGTTCCTGCTCAGTCTCGGGTACCTGCGTACGTCTGGTAATCGCTGGCTTTAGGTCTATGGCCCTGTTCCCGTCTGTTCCTCTGTTCTGTTTTTAATGTTCTATCGTACTATGACATCATTATACAAAGAAGTGCACTTTTGTAATCAGTAGATACTACGTATCTTTGGGTACCAATTTCTTGTAGTACCAAGGTACCAGATGGCATAGTACCAAGGTACGTGCTAGATATTAGTGCTTGCTAATATGTCTAACATGTGATAGACTGTAATAGATTATGATAGATCAAGATTTAGAACAATTACAAATAACGAATGAGTCTGAGTTAACACCACAACAGCAGATTGCCGCATCGCTCCTCGCTACTGGATTGAGCAGGCGCGAGACGGCACAGAGGATAGGTGTTGGAGAGGCGACGATATACCGCTGGCTCAACAATGAGTTTTTTAGTGCAGAGGTAGACGCGCTTACGTTCTTAACCGGGATTGCAGTTAAAGCAGAACGTGTCAGGTTAATCAAGAGATTCGTCGCGTCGAAATTGGACGAGGACGGTATTGTCGACAGCAAGAAAGACCCATTGGACTGGCTGAAACTGCTACGTGATGAGTTATCCGAGTTCGATCTATCCGCCATTCTCAGCGCGCTGGACCGCACGGGAGACGCACACAATGAGTGAGTTGCTATCCGCCAGGTTGTACCGCCAGCACAGGCGCGTTCGATCACGATTGAGTAGGCCCGTCACGCAACGTGTTCATAATCCTCTATGGTGTATTGATCCGGTTTCCTGGTCGGTACACAACTTCTACGTGGAGGATAGATTTAATGAGAGCGGTCAACCTGGCGGCCCCGGACCCATCGTGCTATTCCCACATCAGAGGCGCATCATACGCGCCGCCACACAACAGTACATTGATCTATCTCTAATAGAACAAATGTTCGATAGGGACAATGCTCGTGGTTGTTGTTGTTGTTGTTTCCTATATATATATATATATAAGAATAACAACAACAACAACAACAACAACCCATCGAACAAATGTTCTGTCACTTTACGCCTAAATTCTGGTCATTTGGTGTATGGTGACAGCCCAGTTTTGTGCATCCCAGAGGCTACATGTCAAAAATTACATCTAGATGTTGATACCACACGTGTAATACTAGCTATTTTGACATGTAGTTCAACATGTAGCCTGGAATTTATAAATGGAGAGATTGAGATTGAATTGTCTGACAACGGGCTACGTACTCTATGTGACGTGTTGCATATTGAGTATGATAGTGTAGTTGCTAGCGTTGAGAGATTGGTTGGGGATCGCCAGCCAGGGGATGTGCTGGCCGATATTTTGAAAACATCCACACGCTTCAGGTGGTCGACAGTAGTATATTCGGCTGTCAAAAAATCCGGCAAGACCCGTGTTTCTGCTCTCGTCGCCTCGTGGCTTGGATACCGCTCCATCCCATTTTCTGAAATTTACTGTCTTGCCAACGACGGCAAGCAATCGTCCGACCGTGTGCTCATGGCAGTGAAAAAGTCCATCATGCTGGCTACGGCAGCAAGGAAGTCGGGCACCGGTTCGAGTGTCATGTGTGATTGGGAACAAGTTGCGCTTGAGGTAAGACTGAGCAGCAACCAATTCATACAGGCCATCCCGGTCGACCCGGAGGGTGAGGCGGGTAGTCAGCCAACCGGGACGTTCTGGTCAGAGATGTGGGGGTTCAAGCTCGGTATCAAAGAGAAGCTCTGGACCGAGCTAACGATACCACCCACGCGATGGGGCAGAGCTATACGGTGGGTAGAGAGTTATGCAGGTTACATCGGTGAGAGCGATGTACTATGGAATCTGTACCTACACGGTGTGGATTCTGAGGAACATCCAGAAGGGATAGCCACACGCCATCCAGACTTTCCCGACTTACCCGTATACATCAACGAAAAAGCGAAGCAGCTCACTTACTGGGATCACGAACCGCGCATGCCGTGGCAGAATCAGGAGTACTACGCTGCAGAGTCGGACGCGCATTCAGACGATGAATTCGACCGCGTTCACAAGAATATATGGGTAAGTCCACTACAACAGGCGATCCCGCTTCAGAGGTGGGACGCCCTGGCCGAGAAACTTCCACCGATAAGAGACGGCGAACTCTTGGTTTTATCTGTTGACCTGTCCGTGAGCGGTGACGGCACGGCGCTTGTGGCCGTGTCGAAACATCCACGTCACCATAATAAATGGGCCATACGATCAGCTCAACTCTGGGTCGCCCCGCCGGGTCAAAAGATACTCTACCAGGACACGATCATACCCGCTATAAAGGATTTTTGCTTGGACACGGACGGCACTACGAACCCGAACGTTATATGTGTTGTTTACGATGAATACCAAGCACACCTTATGGCAACCGACTTACAGTACGAACTGGGTGTTTGGTTCGACACATTCAGCCAGGGCAAGGGTACACCGATCAAGCCCGGTAGGCCCGTGGCGGACAAGATGTTCTTCGACCTCGTGATGTCCGGTCGGATTGCCCACGACGGCGATCCAGTTTTCAGGCAGCACGTGAATAATGCCGCCGGGAGCACGACGACGGACGGTAAGTACCTGCGGTTCGTTAAGAAAACAGAGTCACCGGACTGCAGGATAGATTTACTTGTCGCTGCGTCGATGGCTATCTGTACCATATCCAGGCTAAACGTTTGATTGTAACTACTTGTCTTACATCTACGCTTTTACTTATGTAGACTTGTTTCGGCAAACATGGTAAAATGGGGGCGAACATGAAGCGTCGATTCTACACCGGGATCAGGCCCAGGTTCAAAAAAGATAGGTCCACAACAATCTACTTCATCCGAAGCGTGCAAGGTGGCCCGGTCAAGATAGGTATCACAGACGATCTACCATCACGATTACGCACGCTACAAACAGCACATGCATACCCGTTAACCGTCATCTACTCCTTCCGGGGTAGGAAATCAGACGAAAAGATGATACACAAAGCATTGTCAAATTACCGTTTAAACGGCGAGTGGTTTGAGTCAGAACCCGTACTTGAGTATATCGAGAGGCATAAACGGCATGAAGCATAAACCTACCACAAAATTGACCAGGATACCGGAACATCCACCGTGGATGTCTGAGGGGGCCACGAGGCGTGAGATTGAACGCGAGGTAGACAAGGTATTGGCCTTGAAAGCCCAGACGACGGAAGAGAAAAAGTCCGTGCGGACACTTCCATCGTACAAGAAAGGGCAAGGCGTCGTGTCTACCGGGTTCTTGACAGACGTACTCAGGGTGGGTATCGGGAACGAAAATGCAGAACCGTCTTACTGGTCACAGTACCGCGATGCGTGGTTGCGTAAGTTCTTGCAACGACCGGGCAATGACCTTTTGTTGGGCACCATATCCACCATCGCGTCTCGTGTGGCAACGTCAAAGTGGTTTCTCGAAGGACCGGAGCGCACGGTTAACGTGTATCAAAAGATATTGTCTCAGCGTTGTGGGTTCAATGCCGGGTGGACGCCGGACGTTACCATGGGCGCGATAGATTTTCTCACACAAGACAAGGGGTGGACGTGGGAGCGGATAAGGAGAGGTAGAGCAGATCGTAGGGGTGGCGTCATTGGGTTGGCGCACATGGACTCTGCATCAATCGAAGTGTGGACCGATCCAGAATACCCTGTTAGGTGGTACGATGAGGTTTTTGACCCAAGGACGAAGAAACCCAGTGTGCAAATGCACAGGTCGCAGGTGATCCGAATTATCGACCTACCAAGCCCAAACAGGAATCTACGCGGTGTTGGCCTGTGTGGGTTGAGCAGGGCGATAACAACGTCGCAGATATTGGCTTCAATCGCCAAGTACGAGAAAGAAAAGCTGTCCGACCTTCCGCCAGCCGGTTTGCTTCTTCTAAATAACATGTCTCAAAAGCAATTTCAAGACATAAAAAAGAAATACGACACACGCCAGGAAAACGAGGGAAACACTACCTGGCGTGACATCATGATTCTATTCGGACTCAACCCGGCTGTCCCCTTGCAAGCGGAATTCATTCATTTCTCAGAGATGCCAGAGCACTTTGACAAGCGCACCGTCACAGAAATTGCCATGTATTCATTCGCCCTGGCGTTCAACACGGACCCGCGTGAGATATGGCCTGTCAGTGCCGGTACCCTCGGAACGGCTACAGAGGCGAACATCCAGCACATGAAGGCCAAGGCGAAAGGGCACGGCTTGATCCTTGCCCTCATTGAACGGGGGATAAACGATGGCCTGACGCTGCCCCCAACGTTGGAATTCAAGTTCGACTATCAGGATGTCGAGGAAGACGAACGTGCCGCCCGTATCCAAAAGCTAAAAGCTCAGACGATCTCGATATTGGCTGGAACCTACAAGGAGGTAGGGGGTGCGACTGCTATCATTACACAGAAACAAGCCCAACAATGGCTGATAAAAGAAGGGATATTTACCGCTGACGAACTGGAAGTGGTCGAAGAGGACGTTCTAGCCCAGGATACGGCGGAAGCGAACACGGGCGAGGATACACAGGGAGAAGGGCGAACGGTAGAACAGGCCGGTGACGAACTGCCCGAGAAGGACAAGGACATCATAGAAAAGTCCTGGCGGCTCGATATGGGACCAAAGACACGTGTATGGTCTGATGGGCGCGTTCAGAGGCTAGAGATCAGAAAGTCTGCGTGGACCGGCCATACGTTAAAATCCATATCGAAGGATGGAAAAGTGATCGTCCAGGGCGATCCGCTCTCACCAATGAACACAGTACCAATCTCACCCGTGGATGTCGCCCGTGCATTGGAGCAATTCAACAAACTGATGCCGGAATATGATGGAATGTTGGGCATGCCAGGACAAATCCCATCCGATCTTTCCTAATTGACGCAATCACTCATCTGTAGTATTATGTAAAGTAGAAAACGATGCCTTGGATATACAACACAGGATCACACAACTATCACGACACGACAACGGGACGGTTCATCAAGGCCAAGGACATTGTTAAAATATCGGGTGAAAATCTCGATAGAACCTTACCAATAGCAAAGCAGCTTGCCCATCTTCTTGCCACCGATCAACTCAAGCTTCAGGACTGGGAACTCTTGATGCGCGAGGAGATAAAATCGTTGTATATACAACAATACTTGCTCGGTAAGGGTGGCGTGGATAACATGACACAGGCGGACTGGGGTTCGATAGGCGGCATGTTGCGTGCGCAGTATCAGTACCTTGGTGCATTCGCCAACGATATAAAGAGTGGCAATTTGACCGAGGCCCAAATTGCTTACCGGGCACAGCTCTATTTCAGCTCTGCCCGTCAAGCATTCTCGAAGGCGTATGCCAGGGCAAGAGATTGGGATGAGTTACCCGCCCATCCCGGCGACGGGACGACAATATGCTTGACGAACTGCAGGTGCCATTGGGAAAAGATCGGTGTCAAGTCTTACAGGTGGGTGCTCGATTTTGAGGCAGAGCATTGTACGAGTCCCGGCAAGGACCGGTACGGTAGGCCGACGGGATGTTTGGAACGTGGCGCTTTGTGGAACCCGTACGTAGTGGAGAGCAAAAATGGAGAGCAAAAATGGAGAGCGGAAAAGTAGTCGCCATGGTATGCTTTGGGTGTGGGGCACCATTGCCGGATGATTTGAAATGCGCTTATTGCGGTATGAGGCACACGTGGCTAAACTGGGTACCATGTGGAGAAATGGGACTGGTAGTCGATGACGAATACGGCGAGATACATTTGTACGACGATATATACAGTGATGGGTTGTATGATGGGTTGTATGAAGTGTTTGGTCCCGGTTATCCGTGGTGTTATCCAGGGTATTATTTCCATCCTGATTACTTTTATTAAAACGAGATGCCAAAAGCGTTCTTTCGCCCTATTCGATCCCGCGCACAACGCGAGGATTTTGACTTAATCATCCGGTCTGTCCATGATGGACTGGACAGCGAGACAAAACCAAAGATCGCAAATTGGTTTGTCGAGTGGATGGATGAACACCATTGGAGCAAGGACATCCAAATATCCACCAGGAAGGTGATTAACAAAGACGGTATCACGATATATGCATGGCCTACCGGACCTGATGCAGAGATATGGAAATGGGTATCTAACGGGACACCACCACACGACATAGAGGCAAAGCGCGGTAATTTTCTCAGGTTCAGGTGGGACGGTAAAGGTACTCATAGAATGCTCACGGTCCCCTACGGGTTTCAGGAACAGGCTAGGCTAAAGCATCCAAAGGGGTGGGTTTCACCGAAGAGGGTGAAGAACCCTGGTATCAGGCCAAGGCATATCGAGAAACAGATTGCGGAGAATCCAGATCATATCAAAGAGTTTCGCTCCGATATTGAAAAGTTCTTCAAGCGCGGTATCCGTGCTGCGAAGCGGAACATAGAGAGCAGGAAAAGCTAGTAGTGGGAGAAACCAATGCCTTATTCTAACGTACCAAAGGAGAAGTGGGAGGCCATGGATAGGTGTGTGAAGAACGTCATGGCTAAACAGGACGTGGACAAGGAGCGCGCTATAGCAATTTGTCACTCTACTATTGTCGGAAAACCAGGCAAATCTGTTGTATTAAACGGCGTCATCACAAAGGCCAAGCGCCAGCGTGACGGTCGTGTCAAATGGCGTGCCCGTGTCAATTCTGGTGAATTTGACCAGGAAGGTGAGAGATTTGACGTGTCTTACTTTGACGATTTGGTGGACAACTTTGCTTACACCCAAGAAGCAATCTCAAAGTGCATGTCGTTCCCGATCGAACGCGACGTGGGCGACGGGGAATCTATCACCCTCCCCCTTCCCATCACGGACATCGCCCATTATTCTTACTTTGTCGATGTGCGCAACAAAGCGCGTACAGGGTACCCGACAAAACTATGGGTTGATGGAAGTGCCCTTATGGCAGAGGGGTACTTTGATGATACCAAACTCGGCCAGCTTGCCGCAAAATCGGCCATGGCCGAGCGTGATGTCGAGAAACGGCGCATGTCCATCGGAACAGTGCCCGATATGGGTCTGGTCGAGCCATTGGACGATGGACGGCGCGTTTTAAAAGGTGGACGTAAAAGGGCATACATAGATCATCTAGCACAAACTTCATGCCCTGTGGACACTGATACTGAAATTCTATTGCTTTCAACGGAGGTTGACATGCCTACACAAAAACAAGATGCCATCAATGTGCTTGGCGATGAAGCTGAGGACATCGTGGATGAACTGGAAAAATCGAAGGTAAAGTCGGACGCCGCGAGCACGTTACTCAAGGCTGAAACGACTGACGCTGGTGAACCTGAAGGGGATGAACCCGAGGGGAAGAAACCCGAGGGGAAGAAACCCGAAGGGAAGAAACCTGGCGAGGAACCCAAGAAAGAAGAACCGAAGGGTGACGAAGGCGGTGAAGACGAGGACAAGGATGAAGTAACCGAGAAGGCAGAAGCCGTCGTCCGGTCCGCGATCGAAGGTCTAATCAAGGCACTCCCCGTCGCGATCTCTAAGGCGGTCGAAGACAACCTTTCTGCTCTGAACATTGGAGACTTGCCGGACCGTTTGTCTGCTATCGAAACAAAGATCAAATCATTGGCTGCAGACGAGACGGACAAACTCAAAGCCGCCATCGACAGTAACGACGCGAATTGGATGGAAGAACTTCTCACAAAGAACATGTCTGAATACTCAGTCCAGCATGGTGACAGTACCGTGGTAAAGGGCGAGTCGAATCCTGGGATTACCGGGAAGAGTGCATCGACTCCGCAAGCTGACAAGGAATTCGGTGGCCTGTTCGGTAATCCTCCTGAATCCAAGGAATAAACCTTGGTATAATCTTTTGGAGGAAACTACAATGGAAAACGAATTTGTTTTACAAGGACTCGCAAAGGCTATCGCTCCTTATCTGCCCGACGTTGGCGGTAGGAGTGCCGTGTTGAAAGCCACGGGAACGCCGAACGCAGACTACATCTATCAAGGTGGCGGTCTGTTCGGAACCTGTACCCACAATCCGGCCCTCATCAACGCCATGGTTGGTCCTTACGGGTACATGTCCAAGCTGCGTTGGGTGGGTACCATGGACCTGCACCCCATCGTCGAATCTATCACCTACATCGGGTCGACAGGAGACGACCAGGCGACTGCGTGTGGCGACTGTGGAAAGCCGGTCATTCGCCGCTGTGCCCAAAGCACGTGTTTTGGTCGTGTCTGCCAGATGACAGACGAGATGCAGTATGACGAGATCGGGTTGCGTGAAAATGAGAACGTCCCGTCTATGGTGATGTACGGTAACATCACCGACCCGATGGGGAACGTCCTTATTCGCCAGGGACAACAGATCGAGAACACTCTCACCTTGCAAATCGGCGCTGTGGGGTACAACTTGCGGCGTGTGCTCGGTGTGGATATTTGGTCTGGAAACCCTGCCGCAAACGCCGGTGCGCGTCTGCATCCGACCGGCTTCGACCTGCTCATCAATACCGGAAAAGAGGACGTATTGACCGGTATCGACTGTAACGCCTTGGATTCTATCGTTGTGAACCACAACAATCAAGTCGTGGGCGCTGCAGGTACCACGTCCATCCTATCCGAAATCCGTGGTATCGTCCGTGCGATTCGTGCCAGGATCGAGGGTGCCGGTTTCGATCCCGAGACTGCCATTATCGACATCGTGATGAGTCCGCAGATTTGGGATTGTGTGGCCGAGAGTGTAGCTTGTGCGTATGGGTTGCAATGTGCCGACTGGTCTGGAACGAACAACCCAATGGTGGGACTGGCCGACAGTGCAACCAAGCGGCTTGAAAAGATATACAAGCAAAGGGTCTTGCCGGTCGATGGCAAGGACTATCCTGTCACTCTCGACAACGGTATCACCGTTGTCAACCGACCGGTTGGGAACGACACGGCCAGGTGTTCTACGGTATACGTCATCACTCGCATTCTCCCCGGTGCACCAAACGGGGGTACTATCGTATGGGGCGAGTACCAGGACTTTGACCGAACGGGGGCGCGTGCCGACACTGTGTTCAAGCAGTTGTCCGGTAACTCGTGGGTTAAGTCGACCGACGGTGGGCGTTACGCCATCGCCGGAACCGTTTCCGGTGGGTATTGTGCGGACCTGCGTGTTCTTGCCAAGACACGCGTTCGTATGCTGATGCCTCAGTTGTCTGGGAGGATCACGAACGTTTGTTGCATCAACGCGATTGGCCCCGACCAGTACCCGGATGTCACGGGCAGTGGTGGTATCTATGAGGTTGACGGTGGTGCCACAACCACGCCGGAGCATTATCTGTACGGTGATTGTTGGCCTACGCACGTTGGATCGAACTGGTAAACCCAGTTCCCGTGAGAGCGAAATAGGGGTGGTCAGTACAGACACCCCTATTTTCAAGGCGAGGGGGTGGGTTAGACGCTCTCCTGCCCTTCACCACCAGAACACCACTGGTGGACCCCTTGCCACCTTTTAGGAGAGCGAGATGCTATACAACCACGTGATCATGTTTATCCATATCCCGAAGTGTGCCGGTACCACGGCGCGTTGGATCATGGACAGGCAGTACCCCACCAAGACAGAGGTATACAAGGTAAAGTCCGACATCGTTGGAGATAAGAAAAAGTTCG